CGACTCGGTCGCGTGGTGGAAGGCGCGATCGATCTGGATCAGGTTCTCTTTGATCTGGGCCCCGACCCCATCGCCGAAGATCACCTGGTCGAAGTCGGGATCGAGTTTGCCGATCATCGCCTCGAGGTTCCCGAGCTTCGCCGGCTTGATCAGCTTCTCGTAGGTCCAGGCGGAGCGGACGCTATCCCAGGCCGCTTGCCCGGCTGGGCGCTGCCCAACGGCGGCGGGCTGCGCGACGAGCAGATCCCGGAGCATCCGAGCTTCCTCGGGCCGGCGAGGCGAGAGCAGATGCACGACCGCACCGGGATCGTTCACGGCTACCCGACGGAGTCGAGGGGCGAGGCCCTTCGTGTAGAGCGGCGCGATGGCCTGATAGGCGGCTGTCGCCTGGTCATACGGCGCATAGCCACGAAGCGACTCCCGGAGTGTCCCGCGCAGCGTCTTCGTGATATTGGTGACGCGCTTGCGGACGGATTGCTCCCAGGCCGTGCCAATCGCCTCGTCCAGGTCCCGTTTGAACTGATGAGCGGCAGCGAAGGGGACCGTATCCTCGGCGTTCAGAATGCGCCCGATCGTCCGCATCGCCGGGTGCTGGAGGAGTTCGGTGGCGGCCTGATCTTCCACCTGCTGCATCGCGGCACGGACGGCATCGGCCTGCGGCCCGGGGGGCATGTTGGCAAGGCTAACCCCCGGGTGCATCAGTTCAGGGGCCTCCTGGCCAGCACGCGGAAACGCGGTTGCCGGCGGGCGAATCTCCTCCGCGAGGATGCGACGGGCCTCATCCTTGAGCGCCGTGATGTCGACCGGCGGTCCAGCCTCCGCGGCTTGGTCGACCATCTGCCCCACTTCGTCGCGTGCCTGCTTCGCGGGACCTTCGATGATGGCCCGAGCGCGCCGTCCAGCCTCTGAGGGCGGCGGTGGGGCGCCGATCCGTCCGAAGCGCTCCTGGACCGCCCCGGTGCGGCGGGCGGCCTCCTGTTCGGCCGCTGAGATACCTGCCTCACCAGTCGCCCTCGCTCGTTCGATCTGTCCGGCGATATCCGTGCGCGCGCCTGCGACGGCCTCCGCGCCGGCTGCGCGTGTCTGGCGCAGGGTCTCTTTGGCTGCTGATACCCCTGGCTCACCGGCGGTCCGCGCGCCTTCTACGGCCCGCGAGGCGGCTTCCCGGGCATCTCGAAGCGCACGTCGGGCCGTGGTGAGGGCCTCGCCCATCTGCTGCACCACGGCATCTTTGGATCGGCTGAGCGCTTCACTCGCCTGCTTCCCGACTGGGGTCGCGAGGAGTCGTCGCCCGGCGGCCTTGAGCGGCCACATGAAGGTCTGTCCCAGGAACTCGTAGACGCCCTGCTCCCACATCGCATTGGGGATCCGCTCAGCCGCCGTGGAAGCATAGCCAGAGGGCGGAGGCGCCCCGACGAGCGATTCGGTGAGGCTCTCCCATGCTTCCTGCCCACCTCCGAGGAGGGTGGCCCCGAGCAGCGCAGACGCGCCCACGCCGACGCCTGCCGGCACACCAACCCCGGTCGCGATGAGGCCTCCCGAGGCCGCCCCAACGGCGCCCATCAGGTTGCGCCGACCCGCCCGGGTCGAGAGATCGAAGCCGGAGGTCATCGTCTGCCAGAAGCCGGGCTCTGGGGCCTGCGGTGGTGGCTGCGCGACGCGCGTCGAGACAGGCTGCGGTCCGGGCTGCGGTCTAGGCTGTCCGCCTCCCAAACGCGAGGTAATCCGGGCGATGTACCGCCGAGTTTCCTCCGGATACGGCAGGCCCTGATCGACGTTGCCGGGGCCGAAGTTGTACGCTGCGAGCGCCTTCGGGACATCGCCCTGGTACTTCTCGAGCTGCTGACGGAGATAGGTCACCCCGCCACGGATGTTCTGCACCGGATCGGCAGGGTCGACCCCGAGCTCCTGGGCGGTCGCCGGCATCAACTGGAAGAGGCCCCGAGCTCCCTTGGGGCTGACCGCCTCCGGATTGAAGAGCGATTCCTGGCGCGCGACCTCGAGCGCGAGCGCTGGCGGAACCTTCGCCTTCCGCGCTTCGAACTGGATGAGGTCTTCCCAGGTCGCCGGCCGCTCACCGCCGCCCGGGAGAGGTTCCTGTGGAGGCATTTACCTTGACTCTACCCTTATCGCTGCACGACCCCATTGAGCTTGAGTTCGCCTGTGTTGAGGTCGACCGTGTAGCCCGTCGGCCCGGCGCCTCCGCCGGCTTGCGGCGGTTGGGGCGTACCCGTCGGTCTCGGTGGTCTTGGTGCGGGGCCGGGGGGCGGGGCCCCAGGCGCGGTAGGGCGCGTGGGCGGCGTGGTCGGCACGCTCGAGCGCGCCTTGTTCAGCAGATCGTGCACGACCGTCATCTTCGCCTGCGCCGTCTGGAGCGTGTCACCCCCGTAGAAGGCTGGGGTGATCCGCCCGACGATCGACCGAGCGAGTTCGATGTCCTTATCGGAGATCCGGCTGCTCGGTTGTCCCGTGAGCTGCACCATCTGGGCGAGCGCCGCGTTGATGGTCGCGTCGAGTTGGGCCAAGTCGACATCGCGCGAGAAGCGTTTCCATCCGAGCGTGAAGGCCGTTTTGAGCGCCCCCTTGACGCCCGGCTCGACCTCCGGGAAGACCTGGGGGATGAGTTGATCCATCCGATCAATCAAGATGTCGACTTGCCCGAGCGCGAAGATCCGATCCTTTTGTGTTTGATCGAGGCCGACGACGCCCATCTGCTCGAGATCGGCAATCGTGGTCGCGGGGCTGACGTTATAGTGCGACGCCGCGGTCGGGCCGATCGGCATGCTGCGTTCGGTCTGAATCCGGGCTTGCCCCGCGCCGACGCCTCGCGCGTAGGACTGCCCCTGCGCGAGTTCGTTCGCCTTCGCCTCGACCTGGGGCCGCGCCTCGACGGGGACCAAGGCCCCTGACTGATACCCGAGCGCACGGGCGGCCTGCTCGTAGTAGGCCCCGAGTGAGACGGATCCGGTGGTGGTGCGTGGCTGGAAGCCAGTGAGGGGCTGGTGGGTCTGCGGGTGCACATACACCCCGAGTTGCCGATCGAAGACGCCAAAGGCCGGTGTCCCGTCGGGCATCTGGCCGGGGATTGACTGGAACTCCACACCCCCGCGTGCCTTGCGCAGGCGCTGCTCCTTAATGATCTGCAGCGCCTCTGGTCGCGGAATGCCGGCCGCCACGAGGCCCGCGACGTCGCCTTCGACCTCGGCCTGTTCCTTGGCAATCGTGGAGCGATAGATCTGCTCCTCCTGGGTAGGGAAGAGACGGCGGGCGCCGAAGACGGGTGGGCGGGCCACCTGTCCAGGTTCCGTCGGTGTGTAGAGCGGCGTGCCGGGTGGCGGGGGCGGAGGCGCCGTTCCGATCTTTGCGACGGAGGCGCCGGGTTCGGTGAGCGCCTGCGCCGGGAGGGCGGCGGAGGTTGGCGTCTCCTGCGTCATCGACGGCGGAACAGCCGCCGCTTGGACGACAGGCTGCAGATGTCGACTCGGGAGTCGCGCTTCCTGCGCCGGCGCGACTTCGACCGGTTGCCGCATCAACGATTGCAGTTGGCCGAGGATCGGCGACTGCTCAAGTTCCCCGAGCCAGCCGCGTAACCCCTTCGCGCGAGACTTCGGCCGGGCCGACTCGAGCAGGCCCGTGGTGGCCAGCGCCTGAATGTCCGGATCGGGCGAGGCGAGCAGTGCCTCGAAGATACGGCCTTCCCGCTCGGAGGCCTGCTCGGAGCGCCGAAGATTCTCCGCCTCGACCTCCGCCTTGCGCGCGGAGAAGCCGCCGAGCATGCCTTCGAGCCACGCCATCTCAGAACCCGACGTACATGTTGGGGAGATTCGGGGCCTGTTTCTTCCCGAACTTCTCGCCGATCGTCCCGTTGAGGATATCGAAGATCAGCCCGCCGATCTGCGTGCCCGCCTGCTGCCCCTGCTCGCGCCCGTACATGCGGTTGTACTGGCCCTGGCCCAAGAGACTCGAATAGATACTGCCGGCTTGCCCGAGCATCGGCGCCCCACGCCCGAGGTACTCCGAGCCGATCTCACCGAGCTGCGCCGCGGCCCCTGGCTGCACGCCCGTCGTGAGCCCCGCGATCTTCCCGGCACGCTCCCGCCCCAGCTCCGCAGACGCCACATCCCGCGCAGCCCCTCGGACGCCGGAGCGCTCGAGATTCCGCTCGGCCCCCGTGTAGACGTCACTGATGGCCGCACGCGGGGCGGCTGTGGCCTGCGCCATCGACGCCCGGTTGCCCCCGAGGAGACGAGACCAATAGTTCGTCGGCTGGGCGAGCGTCTGCTGACCCTGTTGAATGAGGCCCCCGCCCGTCTGCTGGAGATTGGTCGCGACCCCCTGCGCGCCGGCGAGGGCCTGCCGCTCCTCGGGGGAGCGCTGCATCGCGGAGCTCTGGGCCTTGCGTCCGAGCAGTCCCCCAGCGAGTGCCGCGCCGCCTTTGACGAGCCATGGGACCGCCGGTGCGAGGAAGCCCATGATCAGAACTCCTGAAGCTGATCGACGTTCAGTAGGTAGAGTTGCCCGGGCGCGGGGGTGAAGCCGAGATGCGAGGCGGCGCGCTGACTAATCTGATGCGCCTCGCCAATCGTGCAGAAGACGTGGTCGATCGCCTTGCTCCGGAGCAACTCGATCGTCTCGCGGAGCAAGCCGCGCACCACGCCGGGATGGGCTCCCGGACTGAGCCACCAGGGATCAAAATGCACTTCAGTATGCAGCGCGACGCAGCCGACGATGTGACCCCCTTCTTCGGCGACGAAGATCTTCCAGTGCTCGTCGGACGCTGGGAGGCCTCCCGTCCGGTAGGGCTCGATCCCGCTCACCGCGCTCCATTCCTCGAAGGGCAGCTCACGGACGATCATCGCGCCATTCTACCTCCACGCTCACGCACACGGCAATTCATGGGGCATCGACCCCAGGATACGAGTCGACCAGCATATACGTGTAGGAGACCCGACCAGCCGCCACGCCCGTTGCCGCTCCCGTTGGAGCGGTGGCCCAAACGAGCTCGATGCCCATGTTATCCGTGTTGGGGATATCTCCAAGGATCGAGAGCGAGAAGGTTCGTAAGAATCTCCGAGTGGTCACCGTATTGAATCCAGCGGAAAGGTTGGCTTGTAACAGATTATCCCCAACCGTGACCCCATTTCCATGTCTCAGATTTATTGCTCCAGCGCTTGAGTAGGCGACGCTCACGATGTACTGCAGATACATCTCAATTGGGACAATGGTTTTTCCTGGCCCAGGTGTATCTGGAAACCTCTTAATGATGTTGGTGATCCCGATGTTATTCTCGAAATCTGCCTCGGTGATGTCCGTTGTGGCGTAGATCACTTCGGCGGCTCCGCCTCCACCCCCCGTTCCGCCGAGCGTGATCGAGGTCGTCGCCAGCACCGTCGCGGGCGCGGCCGCCGGAGCGGCCGGTGTAATTTGACTCTCGAGGGCGTGAATGCGGTCCCAGAGGAGACGGATGGTCGCCGCACTCGCCCAATCGGAGATCGCGTCGACGTGCGGATAGATACGCCGCGTGGACGCCATCGGCTAATCTCCGAGGCTCCCACCCGGCGCGGCCGCCGCGAGCACGGAGGCTTTCATCGGCCGGGTCGGGTCGAGATCGTCATCGCCGAAGGGATGGACCTCGATCTCGCGATCGCTCCCCCACGGCTGCACCTGCAGCACGGTCTCTTCGCGATAGAGGTGGAAGTCGGCCGGGCTCGTCACGAGGTATTTGACCAGGACCATCTTGCCCGCTTCGAAGCTGACGAAACTGCGCCGCTTCACGCCATTCGAATGGGGAATCGTGTAGTCCTTCGTCACGGTGCCCCCGGTCTGATTCGAATGGGCCACAACGCGGAGCGTGAGGTCCTGCGTCGACTTGTGCGTGACATGGCCCCAGAGAAGTTGGAACCATCCCGGCAAATCGTGATTCGTCTCCTGCGTCTCCCAGCGAGGGAGTTTGAACGGCTCTTCGTCAAAGATTGGCTGGATGGAATAGGCGCGTCCAGGGTTCCCGTCACTCGGGAAGACGCGCCACACACGCCCGAGCTGTTGGGTCGTGAGCGCTTTCTGCACCACCTTGCGACCGTTCGCATTGACCGAGAGCGTCTCGACCACGACTCCGTCGGCTTCGATCCCCACGGATTTGTTCTGCCCGAAGGTATCGCATTCGAAGATGACGGCCTTCAGGTACTTGTCGGCTCGGGTCCCGTAGACGGAGAAATTCTGGTTCCAGTTGGCTTGCTCAGACGGCTCAGGCTCCAGATGCCAGCGGTGGCTGTACAGAAGGCCAGGATTACTATCGACAGCGCGAAACCGAAACACATGACCACGTCCCCACGGGAGCGTGAGATGGACGACGCGTCGCCCGTTGGCTTGGACGGGGAAGTAGGTGAGTCCGGTGGCGGGATCACTAAGGCGAGTCTCGTCGACATAGACTTCCACCTGTTTCACGAGGTTGCTGGTATCGCAGTAGAGATCGAGCCCCGTGTAGTACTGATCCCACGCGTTCTCAAAGTGAATATCCCAGGCGGCGATCCGCGGCGGCTCGGGCGTGAAGATCCAATCGGCGCGGTAGAGGAGCCAGAACTTACAGGCATCTGAGGGCCGGACGCGCACTTGGCGAGCGGGCACCGCCGCCCAGCTAAAACTGAGCTTGTGTCGGCCGTTCGCGTTCACGCTGAGTGTGGCGACCGTGTCGCGGACGCCGTTGTAATCGCGCTCGATGAGGATCGACTTCGCGATGTTGCCCGTGTCGCAGTCGAAGGTCACGCCGCTGAGCCACACTTCATCGCCATGACTGAGATCGTCCCAGCTCGTCACCCGGTTGACGGTGAGCTCGGGCTGCGGCACCGCACTGAAGCCGAGGCGGTACACGACCGGTGCCGCCACGCTCGAGGACCACTGCAGCCCCACGGAGAGCGATCGCGCGCGCTGGGGCGTGTCCCCGAAGGGATCGAAGATGTAGCGCTGGCGGCCGGTGCCCGAGTCGGCCGACTGGTTCGGGTTGGTCGTGCTCTCCTCGTTCAGGTAGTTGACGAGCGTGAGCGTCTCGCCCTGGCGATCGGCATCGAGAATCTCATCGCCGAGGAGCTTCTCTTCCCGCGCGCCGGCGTCGACCACCCCTGTGCGCAGCGTGACGGCGATGGCCGTACCGGCATCCGAGAAGCCGCTATGCGTGTAGCTCGCGCCCTGATTCAGACTCCCGATGACGAGGGTATCCTCTTCCTCACCCTGATAGAGATCGGGCGCCTTGCCAAAGGTGGCATGCCGCCAGTACTTGTTGAGAATCGAATAGATCAGGGTCTGCCGCGCGCCACTCGTATCCTGGTACCCGAAGTAGACCTTGCTCTCCCACACGGTGACGCGGATCGCACTGCCGGCGGCGAAGTCAATCGGCAGCAGCCCGTAGCGCGTCTTGCCTTTGAAGAGCCGGTCGATGTCTTTCGAGAGCCACTCTTCGGGGCCGCCATTGGTCTGGAAGAAGCCATCCTGCGCGACGAAGTAGATCCCTCCGGCGCCGACGGCGAACGCCCAATAACTCACCAAGCCCCGCTTGCACTGGCTCGCCGTCGTCGTCAGCCCGGTCGATCCCGTGAGGTTGGGATAGACGAAGTACAAGCGCTCGCGGCTGAAGACGAAGGCTTGGTGGCCATAGATGCCCCCATTCATCAGCTCTTCGCCGGGGGAGCAGACCTCGACGTTCCCCGACGAGGACCAGTGATCGGGCTCATCCGGATTCGAGTGATAGAGATGCCCCGGTCGATAGGGATCGCCACAACCGAGGAGCATGCCCTCAATTGGCCCCCAGAGCGCTCGCAGAGGCTGCGCGAGGACGGTCGTGCCGGCGTCATTGACCGTGGGCACAGGCTGGAAATGGTCGATCGGGAGCGTCCCGGCCGCACTGATCCCGTCGTCGGCCAGGATGTCGGCGAAGGCGCCCCCGTCGCTGCTGTTCACCCCCTCGAAGAACCAGTTATCGATCAGGCTGCCACCCCGCCGATAGAACCGCTGACGCACCGCGGCATCCCCGAAGGCCGCTGGTGTGACCGTCACCGACTGGCGGCGGCTGTCGAGGAAGGTGGACATGATCGGGGAGCCGTTGCTCTCCGCGCCGCTCCGCGGGTCATAGTTGGTGTACCGCCAATCGAGCTGCTGCGCGCCAGGCTCGACCGTGTCGGGCCCAAAGCCGCCCGTCAGGTACAGATCATCGAAGTTGACTTGGAAGAGCCGGTCGCCCGTCGTGATATCGGATCGCAGATAGATCGCCACGCCCGTCACGGTCGACCAGTCGCGTCCGGTGGTCGTCCCGAGGCGCTGGAAATCGCCGCGCCGCAAACTGATCCCAATCGAGCCGAACTCGATCCACTGATGACTGCCGGCAGGCGCTTGGACGGCTCGCGCGCGGTTCGGATCGCGCTCCGCGCGGGGCACCTCCCAGGACGCGCGATCGTCGTCGATTTTGCGCTCCTTGAGCTTGTCATCGTCGATCGCCTGCAGCCGAGCGGTCGCGGCCGCATCGACCTGCGGCTGGGTCGCTTGCGCGTAGATCGCGAAGTCATTCCGGCGGAAGCTCTTGACGTAGGCATCGGTACTCGTCGAGCCAGGGCTGCCCGGGATCTTCGTGAGATCGACGCTCGCGGAACAGATGATATAGACGCGCACTTCTTGCAGTAGGTGCGGGTGGGACGCCTTCATCCAGAGATGCAGGATGTCGTCGTCGGAGGCGGCAATATCGCCGGCGCCCGAGACCGGCGAGAGCGTCGCCAGCGTACGCGTAATCGGGATCACCCACCAGGAGTCATACGTCGTGGTAATCCCGCCAGGCACGGTAAAGAAGGCGACGCAGTTGCTGGCGGTGACCGGGCTCGCCTCATCACTCGCCGTCGGGGTGCCGGAGGCCACGCCAGTCGTATCTTTGCCAGCCACCCCCGTCCAGTTCGCCGCCTGCGTCCCATCGGTCGAATCAAAGGCGGCGACCCCGCGCCGATATTCGGTGCCGAGGACCGCGGTCGCGGCCACCGAAGGCGCCGGCAGACCGATCGGCAGATCGAGGCCATCCGCCCGCACTTTGCGCATCCGTGCGCTATCGCCGACGAACATCCAGGGATCACCCGAGAGCGGGGGATGATCGGGCGTCAGCGCGAGCGGATTGCCGGAGTAGCCGGAGTCGATGACCGAGAGGGCGCCCGACAGGCCGATCCGCAGGTCGGTGTCGGTGCCCCAGATGCGTGTGTGCGCGCCGGTCTGCGGATCGCGGAGGATCCGCATGCTGTGATGCTTGGTGCCGCCGGTGGCGAGCGAGGTCTGCCCCGGCCGGCTGGTAATCGCCCCGTTGGCGTCATGCTCGCCGTTGGTGAAGCGAGCGAGCTGATCGGGGGGGATGACGTCGAGTTCGTCCTGGAGATTGAGCCCCCGGACGCCGAGACGCAGGAGGAGGGTTTCGAACGGCTGATCGAAGTTCGCCCGGGTGACCGCCTGCCCGCGTTGCGTCTGCTGCTCAGGCATCTATGACCCTATGGTCATACCGCTAGTGTACTAGCGAGCATGGCGGCTGTGTCAGTAAACTCGAAACGGAGGAGGTCCCCCGATGGCACACCGCATAGCGCGGCTACTCCTGTGTTTCGCGCTGTTCCCCCTCGGATCCACGGCGATTGGCCAACCGAACGGGCGGGTTCCGATCTTCGTCTCGGCACCGATGAAGGGTGGATTTGTCGACGCCGACCAGGACATCCTCGATTCCGTCAAGGATCTCCGATCGCGACTGGCGAAGGGTAAGGAGTTCGCGGTCGTCGATCGACGCGAGGCGGCTCTGATCGTCGTGACCGTCTTCGGTCGCGGGGTGGGCGCGCAGGCCTACGGGCAGCGCATCCGGCCCTACGATCTCTTTGGCGACATCACCACGACCCCGATGACCGCCGAGACGTACTGGATCGCCACCCGGATGGATGTCCGGGACTACCACCGGCCGGTCATCGGCACGTTGACTCGAGAGAGTTTCGCGTTCTCCGCGGGCGCGTGGAGTTATTGCGCGGATCAGATCGTCAAAGACCTGCGGACCTGGATCCGCGCAAATGCCGAGCAGCTCCGCTAGGCCCAGCCCCCGAGGATCAGTTCCGCCGCCATCTCGACCAGCCCGAAGCGCTCTTCGCAGTACTGCGCGCGCGCGGGATCACTCGCTCGGCCCACCTTCCCGCCGAGGAGATCCGCGAGCGTCCCGTATTTCACGCCGTCCAGAAATTCATCGGGCATCGACAAGGTAACGCCGTGGCCCGTCGCCGCCGTCGGCAGGGCGACGTAGAGGAGTTCGAGCGTGCCATCGGCGACCGGGATCGGCGAGAGGCGGAGGGTGAGCGTGCCCTCATCCCCGTCGAGGATCGCGAGCGGAATATCTGGCGTGACTTCCCAGGACGGCAGCGCGAGATCCGCTTCGAAGGCGTCGGCGGGGGAGAGCGGAGTCCGCACGCCGCCGGCGGTCCGCCACACGCCGCCGAGCGTCGCGATCCAATCCGCAGGGAGCGTGACGGGGTTGGTGTTCGCCGTCACCGGGGTCTCTGTGCGGGTGACGATCAGATGCGTGTCGCGCAGGAGCTGCCGCTGGCGCGTGTTCAGCGCCTGGATCACTTCATCGCGCGTCCAGAGCCCCGAGGGCCAGCTCGAGCCGCCATCCGGGGGCTCGACGAGCGCGTACTGGATCGCGGTGAGGAGCTCTTGATCGGTCACTGGACGCCTCCGCCTCCCGCGATCAGATCGAGCTGGGTCGACTCGCCCTTGGCCTTCTGCAGATCGACGCGTCGATTCAGCCCGGCCCAGCGCCGGAATTTCTGATTCGCCTTGAGGACGCCGTTCTCCTCGGCGGCGGCCTGGAGAAAGCGCTGAAAGGCCGGGAGCGTCGCCTTCCACGTCTGGCCACCGATCTTGAAGGCCAGCAGGTGCAGCACCAGGTTGAGGAGATGGTCGAAGAGCTCCTGCCCGAGATCGACGAAGTCGCCTGGCTCGGAGAGGATCGGCGTCGCCGAGACGCCGTCGACCTGCAGCCCGTTCACGACCACGCTGTTCATCGCCGGCCAGATCGCGATCCGCAGCAGCGAGATCGGGACCCAGACCGTTGGCGCCGTCGGCACGTCACCCCCCGAGGCGACGGTCTCGCTGCGCCAGCTCGGGCGCATGAGATCGAGCTCGGTCGTCGAGGCGACCGCGAGCGGGGTGCCGCTGACGACGACGCGCATCCCATAGACCATCGTCGAGGGCAGCGTGTACTCCACCGTACCGACTCCGGTGTTCTGGGATGCGCGACGACGCCAGCGCCCCGTCAGCAGGTTCCAGAGGCGCAGGGCTTCATTGATCGCGAGCCGTTCCTCCTCGGGCGTCCACTGCAGAATGCCATCCCGTTTGGCGGCGATCGCCTTCCGCAGATCCTCGAGCGTGACCGCTTGGTAGGCCATGTCCCGTCAATAGAATAACGGAGGTGAGCAGCCGCTGGCGGCCGAACTCGCGCCCGGCAGCGGAAACCCCGACGTCGGACAGCCACCGCCCGACGAGGGCAGGGCGGGCCCCACCGGTCCACCTGGCGTGGTGCTCGTGTACTGACTCCCCGGAGCCGCGACGGGCGCGGTCAGCGAGCAGATGCCGTTGGACCAGGAGCTCGACGAACAGCCCGGGATGACGAAGACGTCATAGACAATGGCATTCGCATTCAGCGTGATCCCCACGGTAATCGAGTCCACCCCACCCGCCGTGATCCCGGTCGTCGTGGTGCTCCCCGTCGCCGTCGTGCTGTTGTTCGACGTGTGCGAGGGATCGCGATAGATCGAGGTGGCGTTGTGGGGGACCACGAGCGCGTACATCGGGTAGCGCCCGCCGAGCACGCAGGCAATCACACGCGAGGCCGTCCCATCGCCGGTGTAGAACCCGATGTGCACGGCGTTCCCGCCCGAGCCGTCGTTCCGGCGCCAGAGGCTATAGCCGATCTGCGCGTTGTTGACCGCATGGATGACGGTACGCGTGCGAATCGATCCGGTGGAGAAGGTGATGGCGCTCGTGTTCTCGGCCCCATCGAGCGGGGAAGCCGCGTCAGCCGCGTGCCCGAGGCCCTTGTACCAGAGGCGGTTGGTCGAGCCGTTGATCTCGTCGATGAAGAAGAACCCGGCTTCAGGCGTGAAGCCGGTGTCGACGAGCGCGGTGTCGGCGACCGAGACGCTATTGGCATGCGCGAGCGCGCCGGTGAGGTTGAAGCGCCCACCCGGATCCATGAAGCTGATCCACTGCAGGCTCGCGGCGTTCTCGTTGATCTGCGGGCCGATCCCGGTCACGCGCAGGTTCGCATTGACCCCGTCGTAGAGCGCCTGGACCATCCCCGCCGGCTCATGTCCCGTGGCGAGGCCTTCGTGCGTCCCGAGGAGGGAGGGCCACCAGTACAGATCGTTCGAGCTCGCGGGGACGCGGTGCAGATGCCACCAGTGCCCGGGCCACGGCAGGGTGACGTCCTGCCCCGCCCCATTACCGGTATAGGTGCCTCCGCCGACGTAGACCGGCGAGCTCGGTGGGGGCTGATCGAGCGCCCACGCAGAAAAGGGGTACGGCGCATTGTGGAGGCCGGTGGGCCCAACGGTGGAGGTCCCCGACGGGGCGTCTTCGACCTCCCAGGTGCCGATGTACTCGACGACCGCCATGAGGGCGTCGACTTTCTCCTGACTCGTATCGGAGGCCTTGACGTGGACGAGCTCGACCGGGGCAATCACCGCTGGGGTGATCATCCCTGACGGCCGGTACATCATGCTGTCCCATTCGAAGCTCGCGACGTTCGTCGTGTCGGCGACGAGCACGGGCGCGCCGCCCGCGATCGAGTAGCCGAGCTGCCCATTGCTGCCGAAGCGTTGGAGGTGAATCCCGACGACCATCGCCGCGGCTCCGAGCTGCACCTGCTGCAGCGCCAACCCCTCGCTGACCGTGACGGCGAGCGTGGGGCCGGAGGTGGTCGAGGTCAACTGCGCGGTCGTCGCGGCCGCGGAGATGGGATTCTGCAGCGTCGACCGCCAGTCCGCGCCGGTCCAGGCCGCGCCGTTGTGCGAGGCGGCGAAGCCGTCGGCGCCGACCAATTGCATGTGCGTGCCGTAGAGCCAGTCGATCCCCGTCGGCAGCACGATGTCGCCCGGATTGACGCCGTTGTCGAGGCTCATCGAGGACCAGTCGTCGACATCGAGCTCGAGGCCGAAGCTCGTGCCTTCACTGTTGCCGGCAATCGAGCTCAGGTGGGTCTGGAAGGCCCCGATCCCGGCGTTGGTCGAGGAGGTGTACTCAAAGACCTGCACGCCGTCGAGATAGAGCTGGAAGCGCCCCAGGCGCGAGGGCGTATTCACCGAGGAGAAGGTCCAGACGAAGTCGACCTTGTACCAGCGGCCCACCGTGAGGGCGGCCGACGTGCCCGCGACGCCCGCCGTGCCCGCGTCAAACACTTCGATCGCGCCGCTCGGCAGAATGCGCGCGCGCATGGCGACGCCACTGATCGATCCGCTCATCGCCCAGAACTGCTCTTTGGTCGACGGGGCGGCACGCAGCCGGATGTAGATCCGCTCCCAGACCGACTGGGCCGCCGACGCGCCGAACTCATTGGCCTGCTGCGTGCGGTTGCCGGTGGTCGAGCGCATCGCGAACCCGTAGCCATCAATCGTGCGTGAGGCGTCGCGACTGACCCCGTTGCCCCCCGATCCCGAGAAGCTCCCGCCTTCGCCCTGCGCCGGCATCTCCCAGCCGCAGATGAATTGCCGGGGGCGGATCGGACCTGGCGTGGGCGGCACCCCGGGGGCCTCTCCGCCGCCCTGAAAGCTGAGGACCCCGTCCCAGACGAAGAGGCCATCCGGCGGACTCGGGTCGACCGCACTGGGCTGACCCGGCACCAGCGTTGAGGCGACGGCGCTATCGACGAAGAGCCCAGACGGGCCAGGATGCCGAAACTCACTCCCCGGCCAAAAGGGATAGACGAAGTAGGCATAGGACTCGCCGGCGGCGCGGCGAGCCGCGATATCGACCGGCCCTCCGGCGACCCCGAGCGTCGCCATCACCGCGTCGGGGGCGCCCGCGACGCGTTGGCCGTAGGCCGCAACCGCCGCATCGTACTTCGTGCGGTCGAAGTAGACGATCACCCAGCCCATGTACGCGGTGTACTGGGCCATGGGCTATGGGACCTCGGTCAGATTCTTGACGACGAAGACGACCTCGTGCTTGCCGGCGCCCCCCGACCACGTCCATTCGAAGAGCGCGATGTGGCGCTCGAAGGGGAGGGCTTCGACCAGGGTCGTATCAAGCGGCTGGAGGGTGAAGACGAGCGCCCCGGCGCTGCTGATGGTCACATTGTTGGCGTTCAACACATTCTGCGCGTTGCGCCCGTTGACGTACCCGATCGTCCCATCAGTCTTCACCACATAGAGCGTGAGCACCATCGTGACGAGCGTCGCCGCCGGCAGGGGCGTGACGCCGTCGTTGCCGACGACGGTCGCCGTGTAGGAGGCCGTCGCCTGCTCGAGCACATCGAAGGCTTTGGGGTCGACCGCCATCAGCACACCGCCTCGTTGATCAGGGCAGGGCGGCTTAGCGCCTGGGTGAGCAGCGCCGGCTGCGTCAGCCCCTCGGAGATAAGCGCCGGGCGCGTGAGCGTGCCGTCGATCACTTCGACACACTGCCCCGTCGTCGGGAAGACGGTGGCTGGTGGGCCCTGCGTGATCGCCCCGACGGCACTCGAGTCGGTGCGGTACTGCTTCGTCCAGCGCCGCGGGGCGGGATAGGTCGGCGCCCAGCCCATGCGCTGTGCGACGACGAGGAAGACACTCGGTGATGGACCGACGACGACGGGCATGCGCGCGGCGGGATAGGTGCGCTGATGCACGCGCGGCGCGGGGTAGCTGGGCTCCCACCGCATCCCGCTGGCGATGAGCGGCGGGACCGGAGGGCTGACGGTGTACCCGGATCGCGGCGCGCGCCAGTACGGATCACGACTCCACACGCGCGTCGGATACCTCGGGGCCCAACTCAGGACTGGGGAGAGATCCCAGTCGACGGTGATCGGGCGGGTGAGGAACGGCGCACGAGGCAGACGAGGCCATGGCTGTGGCCGATCGGGAAAGCTCACCCCGACGGCGATGCCCGGCGAGACCTCGAAGTAGTTGTGCATCAGAGCCCGACCGATCGCCGAAAGCGCTCGCGATCTTCAGCCGCCTCGATCATCTTCTCCCACGGGATACAGCGGCCCTGATCGTGACAGGGCAAACAGACCGGCCGCATACAGACACGGCAGAAGGCGCCGGGTTCCTCTTTCCAGCGCCCCACCGCCAGCGGGAGGAGATAGACGGTGCTCGCACTGTTCGGCTTCGTAAAAATGATCCGCTGGCAGTGCCCACACTGACAGGTATCCCATTCCTGCATGGGCTGGTCGGGATCGAGGATGAAGGCGTACCCCTGCCGTCGGTGGCTCATTGTTCTTCGTAGAAGACGGTCGATGTGATCGCGACGGCGGAGGCGGTTGGGGTTCGAATCCCGAACCCGTTTGCCGCCGTCGCGGGGTAGACGATCTCCGCGCCGGGAAAGGCCGCCATCCAGCGGAACGTCGACCGCTGATTCAGCGGGATCGAGAGCATGACCGCGCCGGCGGTATAGGTCGGCTCGACCGTGTGATTCTCCCCGGCGTCGGACTCCGTCGCGGCATCCGCCGGGTCGATCGGGCTCGGCGTGACGCTCGTCGACGTCCCCAGCGCCGTGCAGCGCGTGACGGTCCAGAGAAAGGCGTTATCCGCCGGTGCCGCCTCGGATCCGATCATCACGTCGTACCACTTGCCTCGTCGCGGGCGCGTCGCATCGGCGCCGACCGTGCCGAGGGTCACGGCCGTGCCAGCGGTCCGGTTCGCCTCCACCATGTAGCGTGCCATCGCGGTCTCCTCTCACACACATCAACGCTTAGGGAGCGATGAATCCAGTAATGGTCGCCCCGAACGCCGTTGCAGCGGACGGCCGAACACAGATGGCGTTTGCGGCCGTCGGGATCAGCGGTGTTTGAAACTGCATCGGCACGAAAAACGGGCTGGTCGTCGTGGCATTGGTCCCCATCTGGACCTTATGCGTTAGGGCTGTGGTACCCGTCGCGCAATTCGTTCCAGTTCCAAAGACGATGTCGAGAGTTTGCACCGTCGCAGCCTGGTTCGACATCATCACACTGGTCACATAGGCTCGTAGACCTGCACCTGGTGCGGCCTGACATTGCGTCGTGGCTGTGACAGCCTGGACAAAACACGAAAAGCGGTTCGACGAGCCTTCCTGTACAAACTGCACACCCTCAGTCGTGGCCAGCACTCGTCGCACGTTCCCGGCGCTCGCAGCGGTCGGTTGGGATCCCTGCGCGATGACCTCGACGCCAGGAACCAGAACATTCGCCGGCGCCGCCGCATTGTTCGCGGCGTCAAAGGCCGCATTGGCGTTGCCGACGATCCCGACCCTCTGGACACCTGCGGCGGCGGTAACTGTAGTGGTCCCCGCCACCTGAGCCAGGTTCATGTTCCAGGGTGTCGCATTCGCCGTGCCTTGATTCGCGGTGACCGTCCCGCTCACGGGCTGTGTGACGGCGGATCCATCCGTGACGAGGGCGTTGGCGGCCGTGACGTTGACCCCACGCTCGTTGCCGGCCGCATCACGCAGCGTCGTAAACAAGTTACGATTCGCCGACATTCGCAGATTACCGAATTGATCTTCGGTAATTGTGGTTGGGGATACGTTATCAAACTGCCCTACGATCTGTGCCGTGGGGATCCCCGTCCCAGTCGAATTTAACGCGTGCGCGGCCTCTAGAAGACGATCCCAGGTAGACCCATCAAATACAGCATTGTAGGCAACCACCTTTGGAAGCGCGAAAGAGTTCGACATATCATCGATAGGAACGGCAGCCGCTGCGACGTTTGACGCCCCCCACTGAGCCACGTTCATTGCCCAATTCGTGGGAGTCCCTTGATTCGCCGTGACGGTCCCAGAAACCGGTTGCGTGGTCGCAGATCCATCGACGACAAGAGCGTTAGCCGCCGTGACGTTCGCTCCGCGTTCATTCCCCGCAGCATCTCGAATGGTGCCAAACAGATTCCTGTTCGCACTTATTCGCAAATTACCGAATTGATTCTCGGTGATTGATGTGGGAGTCGTATCATCAAATTGACCAACTAATCCAGCAGCAGCTATTCCAGTTCCAACTGAATTAGCCCCATTGACCACACTACGCCATCTATCCCAACTGGTCCCATTGAAGAGGAATCCAAATCCAGCCATAGGAGGTAAGGCATGAGTGTTGGGTTGTGCATCAGTTTGAGGGCCAGCAATAGCCCCCGATGGAGTAGCTCCACCCCATCGGACCACATCTATTTTGACGCTATCAGAGGCGACGTTACCTACTCTGACTTCTAGCTGATTATCAGAGTTGACGAATGCACGTCTCTCGTTTCCATCACCATCGGCTAGCTGAAATAATTGCATTCGATTAGACGATATCCTGAATGCGGCCGCACTATTCTCTGTAGCAGCATTAGGCGATACATCATCTAATACACCCGCCCCAACCGTGACACTGGTAGTTCCGAATGTAAATGCACTATTATCCGGAAATGAGCTTGCTCCACACCCTGAATCGCAGATGATGTGCTGAGCGCTGGGAAAGACGGTGAACAGATAGCGACTACTATCCATGCGCGGGATGCCGTAGTTCCCATCCGTGATCGTTGGGGGCGTCGTGTCGAACAAGGCGGCGAAGGGGGAGACACTCGTCGTGCCTCCCGTAAACACACTGTTATCGGGGGTCGCGGGCGGCGATCCACAGCCAGAGATGCAGGTGATCGTGACCGGATCGGTACTCGTCCCGGCGTCCGCGCCCTGCGGCGTCGTGAGTAAGACCCGCACCGGCTGTTGCGCGAGGGAGTTGTCAACTAGCAAGTAAAGGTTGCTAAGTAGCAAGCCGAGAAAGACCAGCGGTCGCTTACCCATAGGTCGGCTCCAATCGAAACTGGATCGTGAGGGCACCGGGAGCCCCCGCGTCCTTCGCGGTCGCACTCCGGTTGATCAGCACGAGATGGAGCCGTCCCTGCTGATCCCGATCTTCGTAGGGCACGGCGAGGCCATCGACGTAATAATAAAACAGCCCCGTCGCCCCGATCCGCAAGCCCTGGCTCGCCGTGAGCCGCCAATGGCCGAGAAAGCCATTGCGATCCGGGTCGAGCTCGGTGTGTTTGGTGCCCCGGTCGAAGAGGTAGATCTCCCAGTCGAGATTCTGGACGCTCTTCACGATGACTTGGCGGACCAAGGACCGGCTGTGCAGCCCGGCCGCAATCGACATCGGCAGGTCGAGATCGATCCCCTCAGCCGCATTCTGAGCCAGCGCGCCCGTGAAGTGCGCCGTCGAGATCGTCGCGACGACGAAGCTATTCCCCGGCACGATCGGGACCTTCCGCAGGACGTGGAGGGCGCGGCGGAGGCGAGCCATCCAGGCGGACACGATCGCGCGCCATGCCGGCATCGCCCTCAGAACGGAATGCCGAGGATGTGCAGGGTCGAGCCGGCGCCCGCCGCCCATAGATCGGAGAGCTTGATGGGCCCGGTATCAAACGCCCCGATCATGAGGGGTTGGCTCCCCGCGGCACCAACCTCCGCGCGCGCCCCGTAGTTAGTCGAGGTCACGTCACTCGCATTCCCGATGTAGGCGACCGCGGCCTCTGCCGACAAGAACAGTTGGCGGTACGGAATATCATCCGGCCCACCCACTGCCGGGTTGGCATAGACGTCGCTGAGCCGCTTGGCCGCGGCGGCGAGCACGATCTGATAGTCCTTCGCAGCCATCGGTCTACGACTTCGTCACGTCGGGGCTCGGGTTGCGATCCTTCAGGGTCGGGGGCTCGGGTGGCGTCTCGTTCGGCTCGAACCGATTCGGCTGCAGCGGGAGATTCGAGACGGAGTTGGCTGTCTCCTGTCCATCGAAATTCGAGAGGATCGGCTTCTCGAAGGGCGTTTGAATCGCGCCCGAGCCGCCGGTGTCGACCATCGGATCGGTGCCGCGAGACGTCACGCCATTCCCAGCCATGTCGGGCATGGGGGCGACGTAGTTCGTGAACGGGGTCTTCAGATCTCCAGTCGGCATGATGTGCTCCTAGAACAGATCGTCGACGGTCGCATCGCTCGCGCGCAACGACGCGTCGTTGTAGGCTAGATCGGCGAGCGGCCAGCGGTCCCAGTGGACGCGCTGGAGGTCGCTCCCCTGTTGATTGTCATCGGCGAGACTCAGCTTCTGCATCCCATCCGCGAAGTCTTTGTCCAATCGATCGGCCAGCCCGAGGTTGAAGTAGGGATTCGGTTTATCCGAGGTCCCGGGCCAGCGTGCCGCCTGGGCGAGCGCCCCTTTCTGCAGCACGTCGCCGGCGTCGGCGAGCACACCGCTGAAGGTGAAGCTGTCGGCCAGGTTCGCGCCCCGCTTGAAGTAGTAGTACGGGAAACTCCGCGCGCTCGTGGGACGAGGCCAGTACTCGTACTGGATCCGCCCGAGCGTGGCGGTCGCCGTCGAGGGCATCGCCGTCGCGAGCAGGCGCGGGCCGGTATCCCCAGCTTGCCGTGTGGGGTCGAGGAGATTCAACTCGTCCTGCGAGATCCAGAAGGCGAGCCGGCGTTGGTTGTAGGGATCCGCGATCAAGTCGAACTGCCCGAAGTCGGCCGGCGTGACAAAGTAGCCGTCGAAGATCTGCGCGGTCGCCGTCGCGGAATCCTCTCCGTACGCTCGGTCAAGCGTGATCGTGTTCGCATCCGTCACGACGGTGATCGTGTAGAAGGGAAAGGTCGCGATGCGGAGCTGGCGCCCGGCATCCCCTGCCACGAAGAGCCCGGCACTCGTGACCGTCGTCGATCCGGTCGTCACGGTCACGGCGACTGACCGGGCGGCCGCAATCGTCAGGGCCGCTTGCGTACGCAGGAAGACCCACTGCCCGCCCCGGTGGCGCGTGAGGGTCTTCCAGGCGTCGTTGACCCACTCCCGTACGAGAAAGAGCGGGGCGGCGGACGCGTGGAGCTTGACGGCCCGCCACACGTCCGCATACGTCTGGGCCACGGCTCAGACCCCGATGACTTCGACGCGTGCCGCGTAGGTGGAGAGGTTCGTCGTCGCCGCGATCTCCGCGCCGGCGAGGTCGAACCACTTCAGCTTCTTATTCGTGTAGTCCCACTGCACGAGCCGGAGATCGGTCCCGTTGGTGGCACACTCCGGCAGCACGAGCTCGGGGCGCCCGATCCCGAGATCGAGGGCCTCGCCGCCGGTCGCATAGCTGGTCGGCCCGGTGACGCGGAGGATCTTCCGCGTCTTCGATCCGCTCCGATCATGCCGATCCGGGATGGTCGTCGTGTCCAGTGGCATCAGCGACCTCCTTAGAACGTATCGTCGACGTTCAGGTCGACGACGACGAGCGCTTCTGCAGGGGTCGTGCTGAGTGCCGGACCAGCCACCTGCCCGAGCGTCGCATGCGTCGGGGCCGTGCCGACCGCGACTCGCGTGGCCTTGCCCGCAGTCGAGGACGGGATGATGAAATCGCCGATCGCGACGGCGGCCATATCGGCGTCGAGGAGCTTGACCGATGCCGGTCCCTTGATCTGGACGCAGCAGTACTCGCCCGGCGCGATATTGTCGGGCGGGGCGTTCTGAAAGGTACCAGCGATCCGATTCCGGTTGGTCGCGGCCGTCGTGACGAGGTAGCGCGCTTTGTCCGCCCACCAGGCGACGGCGCCCTTGTACGGGGCCACGGACATGGTGGAGTCGGTCTGCACGAGCCGATAGCCCTTCTGCCGCCCGTCTTCGGGGCCGGGCGGGCTGCGATGGGGCTGGGTGATCGTGAAGGTCGCGCCCAGCAGACCCGACGCATGGAGCGTCGGTGTATGTTCCTTCTCCGGATCCCCGGACTGGAGGTAGACAGGAATATCTTTACCAATCGCCATGTCTGCCTCCTAGCTCGTGAAGCCGAACATCGCGCGGGACAGCCGCACGGCGCGGAAGGTCAGATTGCCGGCGAAGAGGATCTGGCCGGAGACCTGGTTGTCCCCACGTGCGCCCTTGAAGCCCGTGAAGCCAAACGCGAACTTCGAACTCTGCGCGATGTAGAGGCGGATGTAGGCGTCGTCCCCCTGCGGCCCGAAGTTGAGCCAGTAGAAGCTCTCAGTCGTGGCGTTGTAGTTCCCCAGATCCGGGTCGTTGACGCCGTCCTGCCCTGGGGCGTACTGCGACATCACGATCGTGGCTTGATCGAATTTCATGCCCGGCCAGTTGATCTCGGGCTGGGTCGTATCCACGATCTGATGGGGCAGGAAGTTTTCGGCGATGAAGCCCATGTTGCGGTTGGTGGTAATCCCCACCGTCGGGCGTTCGTTGCCGATGATGGTCGAGAAGTAGCTATGGCGCAGCGCGCGATAGCTCATTTGCGAGACGCTCGCCGCGACGAGTCCCGTCGGCGGATTCAGCGCCGGCGAGACATCGGCGCGCGTCTGGCCTCCGTAGGAGGGGAAGACGTTGCCGAAGATGCTCGCGTTGCTGCCGTCGTTGAGCGCTTCCTCGACTCCCTGGATCTCCGCCGAGCGATCATCACCGGCGAGATTCTGCCCGTGATGGAAGGCGGCGATCTCGAGAATCGCGGAGATCGTCAGCGCGGCCTGTTGCATGTCGGTGCGAATCACCGAGAAGGCGGCGCGCGGGCCGGCCATCTCGACTTCGATGTCCTCGAGGAACTCGGTGACGTTGCACTGATAGTAGCGAGGCGTGAAGAGCAGGCCCGTGCGGGTCTGCCGGCGGTCGGTGTTGAAGCTGGCCCCCTTCTTGTACGCGCCGCCTTTCATCGGCTTGTACATGTAGTTCTCTTGAATCTGGGGCCCGATCCACTTGCGCGTGAAGCGAGCCTTCGCCATGGCGATGAAGGGACCCGCTTTGAAGTAGTTGTCGACCACCCCGGGTACGATCTCTTTCGTCGTCGTCGTGTTGACGTCGTCGAGTTGGATCGCCAGGATGATCCCGAGGTACGCCGCATCCGGATGGAGATAGGTGGCGAGCGCCCAGACGCTGAGTGCGACGAGGCGCGGATGGGATCGTGCCCAGGCGAGCAGATCCCGCAGACGACGGATCACGGGGACTCCTCCCCGCACTACGGCGACGCGCTGAGACGAGCCTGCTGGAGCCGTTCGTACTCCGCGACGGCGGTGTCGATCGTGTGCGCGGCAGGGCCGTCTTTGGTCGCGAGTGCGTCGAGTGCCGAGGGTTCGGATCGGGCGAGCGGATAGGGCTGCTGGAGCGGCTGCTTCTTCCGTTCCTCCACGAGCCGTTCCTCGACGAGTTTATTGATGCGAGCGGTCTCAGCCTCCTGCGCTTTCTGCTGGACCCGCTCCCCGTACTTCGCGTTGTAGGCATCCTGGAGCCCGAAGACCCGTCCCGGTTGTCCCTTCACCGCTTGTCCGATCCGCGGATCGGCGACCAGCTCGCCCATGTCGAGCGCTTCGTTGAACATCGCGAAGTGGCGCTGAGCGAGGCTGACCCCGAAGGCCAAGACGCTGGCGTAGCTCCGGTCTCGCCGCTCGAGCTCCTCGGCGAGCTGATCAGAGGTCAGGCCCTTCGCATCCAGATTCGGGGTGGGGTTGGGGTTGGGATTCGGGTTGGGATGCCCGTTGCCCTTCAACTTGTCGTACTCCGGCTTGATCCGGACGTACTCCGTGAGGGCGTCTTTGTTCTCCGCGTACCACTGGGTGTGCTCTTGCGCGATGGCATCGAGCTCCTTGGTTTTCTCCGCGAGGTCGTTCATGGCGCGCGAGTAGTCCGGGCGGGCCATCGCCCCGTCGCCGACATAGCGCAGCGAGGGTTCGATCTCAGCCTCCGGCGTGCTCGTGATCTTGGTCAGCAGTGCGCTCACCTCGGCTCGGAAGGCTTCCGGCAGCGTCGGCGCCCAGCCCTGCAGAAAGGTCAGGCCAGCTTGTGCAGATTTACTGAGTGGCATACTCCTCCTCAGATGGCGCCGGCGCCCGAGACGCCCCGATCGAAACCTCCGCCAGGAAAGGCCGGGCCGGTTGCGGTCGGAGACAGTGGTTGAGCCCCTGCCACTTGGAGATCCGAGAGATAGCGATTGATGAGATCGACGATCATGCCGAGTTGGGCCGCCTTATCCGGCGTCACCTGCACGGCGCTGTTGACCACCTCAATGACTTTCTGAAATGAGGCGGTGACACCGGTGATGACTTCCGGAGGCAGCCGGTTACTCGGGATCTGCGTCGGGCCTCCGCCGGTGAGGCTCGCGGCACTGAACGGATCCGTGCCATTGACCCCGCCCATCGGCGTCGGCGAGGGTGGTGGTTGGCCGAGCCCCGAGGATCCGGGCTGAGAGGAAAACATCGGCTATCGCTTCCCGCCCTTGAGCGGCTTCGCCCCCATGATCTTTTTGCCGCCGAAGGACTTACTCTTGCCGCCGGTCATCTTCATCGCTTGCCTCCGAGTAGGCCTTTCTTCCGCAGGATCCCGACGCCTTCGACCGCTCGCGAGAGGGCCTTGGAGACATCGGGCTTCTCAGGCGTGCGCAGGCGTGGATCGATCGGGCCCTTGTTCGGGAGCTCGATGTCGCCTTTCTGCAGACTACGCATCTGCCGATCGCGACGCTGAGCCTGGATTCGATCCCAGAGGTCGGAAAGATGCTCCATTCACCAGCTCCCGCCCCTGCCGTGAGAGCGCCGGCCGGCGAGCTGCCGACGGACCGAGAGCCCGCGCACGTGCGTCATCGGACGCGTCACGGTCTCCCCACTCTCCAGTTCAATGTCGCCCGGCTGCAGGCTCCGCATCGTCTTGTCACGGACGCGTCGAACGATCTCATCCTGATTAGCCGCCTTGGTGAGGGCCCTGGCAGCCTTCGGGATCGCCGCACGCAGCGACTCGCCCCCCTCCGCCCCCGTCTTCGCGCTCGTGATATTGGCCACTAGCGTCGTCCTCCCAGCGATCGCGGCTTGCTCGGCACCTTCTCGCCCGCCTTCCGCGCTTCACTCAACCCGATCGCGATGGCTTGTTTGCGCGAGGTCACGCGCGGGCCCCGATCAGACCCCGATCGGAGGGTGCCGTGCTTGAACTCGTGCATCACGGTGCCGACCTTGCCAGGACTGGCAGCCATCAGCGTCCTCGATGAAAGCCTTTGAGCGTCTGGGCGAGGCGCGCGCGGCGCCCGAGCGTACCGCCCGACTGCGCCGCCTTCGAGAGCGTCTTCGCGGGGATCGTCTTTCCCTCGGGGACCCCGAGTTGTTTATGCAGGGCCCCCGGGTGTTTGATGGCGCCGGCGATCCATTTCTTCTCGGCCATCAGCGTCGACGGCCTCCACTGCCGAGCAGCGTGCGGGCGATGCTCTGCACGCCGGGGTTATCCGAGCTGAAACTCCGGCGGAAACTCCGACCGGCCGCCATCGCACTCTCGCCGGCGTCGGAGAGCTTGCGCCGGATGCGTCCGGCGAAGTACTCGGGAGTGGCGGTCGCCATCACACGACGAGCACGGTTCGGATCGTATTGGCCGACCGGCTTCTCGTCGGATCTTGCGTCCTTCCCATTGGCCATCAGCGTCTCCCGGCCTGCAGAACCGATCGCTGGACCAGGGCGAGTTTCTTCTGTTCCTTGCCGTGATGACGGCGGACGCCGGCCAGGCGTTTCCGGTCCGCGGTGATCTCTGCCGCCTGCGTCATCGTGCGGTGATCACTCTCTGCCTGATAGTCGCGATCAGCCTGCGTCTTCATCGATGAGGTGACAGGACTGCACATCAGTACTGGACCTGACTGTCAGGTCACTCACGGGACAGCGTCGGACACTCACCGGGGTGTTGTCAAGCCCTTAGTGTGCGGATTCGGTGATCGTGGTTCGCCCGTCGCTCTTCGTTTCCTGTTGGGGTGCTTCCTGTCCAGTCGCTTTGCGGCCGACCGGAGAGACGGTCTGGCCGATCCCGACGAGGGCTTGCGCCATGAGACGCTCGGTCACCGTCGTGGGAATGCGGATCTCGAGGAGCTGGCCGGAGCCGGGGTCAAGGGTGAAGGTGCGGCCGGTCTGGGGATCGGTGAACTGCGGAGGCGCCATGGGCTGCATCATGCCGGCGCCGCCTGCCTGCGCCATCTGGCCGGCCATCTGCGTCGCCTGGCCGATCAGCCCCATCAGGACCGTGGGCGGCGGCGACTCGAGCGGAGGCAGCGGAATCGCGGGCGGCGCCCCCACGTTCGGCGTTTCCAAGGTCTCGTGCAGCGACCAGAAATCGTAATAGCCCTGCCGGGACAACTGCAGGCGGACCATCTTGGTTTCCGTGGCGTTGATGGCGAGGACACTGTTGGGCGCGACGACGAACACGAACTGCTTATGGAAGAACTGCGCGCGTTGATCCGCGGTCGTCAGGTCAGCGTCGAGCTCGGGCGTGTAGCCGGGATCCCCGGATTTGAGAGCGGGCACCAGCTTGCCCGGGTCATAGTCGAAGTCGCTCAGCATGGTCCCGCCGACCCCGAGGATCTGGACACGTTTGGCGCTGCTGAGGAACTGGAAATAGTTGACCTTGATCATCTCCGAGAGGTCGCGCAGGAAGGCCTCGATCATGCGGGCCTCGAAGCGGATCTCCGGCGTGAGGGCTTCGTAATACTTCTGGATCGTGTCGGCCGACGGAAGCTGGCGTAGTTGGAGGAGCGCCGAGAGATTCGCGGTCCCGGACAGGTCCGTGAATTTCTGGGTGAGCTGCTGCCAGAGCTCGAGGGCGAGCGAGAGTACCTGCGGGTTCGGGCCTTCCTTGCGTTCGTAGGGCTCGCCGAAGCCGGGCTGCACTTTGATGCGCTTGCCTGGCCGGCGCGGGTCGAGCAGGCGCATGGTCGTCTCGGAGACGGCATTGCGGTTGTACACGATGTCGGGATCCATCCACTGCCGGATCCCCAGGCGGATATCGTGCACCGTGTCGTTGATCGCATCCTGCACCGGCAGGAGATCGTTAAAGAGCGGAATCCCGAGGAACTGCCACGGCAGCGACCAGAGCATCAGCCGCGCGATCGGGAACATCCCATGCCAGTAGGTTTGCCCGCCATCCCAGATAATCGCGTCATCGGTCGCCACGATCAGGCGGCCGCGCGGATAGAGTGGCTGATTTGGCCCGACGACATAGCTCCACGCCGAGCCGGGAGTGCCCATCGGAATCGGCGCGCTCGTGAGATTGCGCGTGCGATCTTTCAGATAGACACGGTAGAGCACGATCCCGCCCGGCTGGAGCGCGCGGGAATGCGGGGCGCGTTGTCCGATCAGATCGAGGGGGTCGGCCGGCGTGAGCAGCCGAGAGAGGAGCGTGCGGAAGCGCCCCATGACGGTGCCGAGCGCGGATTCGGTCGACGGTTTGAAGAGGTACTGCTTGGTGGGGTACATCGCGCGCAGCACGTTGACCGTGTGCCCTTCGCGGAGGATCACGCCTTCCCAGAGTTGGGGCGATCGGTGCTTGGACGGGCGGATCGGCAGCGTGTCGCGCGGGTCTCGCGCGGAGAGTGTATTGCCCCCGCCGAGTGGGATGTGCGGATCCCACTCGACGACGAGATCGCCCGTGCCGCCGGCCAGCGCGTACTTGATCCCTTCGCCGAGCTCGATGTCGAAGAAAAAGCTGACCCACTCGTAGAGCAGGTACTTGTTGAGGAGATCCGCTTGGACCTGATACTCGGGACTGCTCTTCCAGCCGGCAAGAGGTTTCAGGTCGGTCAACGCCGAGACATGCGCCTGCATCGCCTTGCGCGATTCGTTGACGATCACCTGCGGGAGGTACTTGAGTCGTCGATGCTCAGGCGAGAGTTGTTCGCCGACGATGTACGCTTGCGCGCGGCCGATCGTGTCGTAGGAGGGATCGGATCTGTTGATCAGATCGCCTTCCTGGATCGCTTCCTTGATCCAGCCGAGGACGCGCGGATCGCCCCGCTGCAGGGCCTCGGCGGAGGTCGCCGGCAGATCGAGGATGCCGGAGCTTGAGAAATCAGCCATCTTCAGGTGTCACCTCGATTGCGACGGGTTGCAGTCTCCCCGGCGCGATCAGGCCACACGCTAGACATCGTGTCGGGAAGACCCAGACCCAGAGGCGAATCCGCTCGCCACGAATCAGGCCGTCGGCGCTCCTCCTCTGTCAACGTCCACTCAGTGAGGACCTTTCCATCGCGGTACACCAGCGCCGGCAATGTCCGGTACTCGGGTTGATCCTTCGCGATCTCAACAAAGATCGGTTCGGGATCCTGCGCGAGCGCGGAGAGATCAACGGGATTCATTCAGCAAGGTCCTCGGTGGTGAAGTCCGCGCCCATCCCGAGGGCGCTCGCGTTGCCCTCGTGCACCCCAGGTCCGAAGCCCTGATCGGGTTCCTCGATCGATCGCTGCAGGGAGGCCCCAAAGGTGTGCGCGGCCGCGGGGGTGGGCTGTTCCCCACCTGACCAGTCGCGGTGATCGGCCCGCGCGTCCCGATTCGAGTCGCCCTGGGACCACATCCGGAAGGTGAGGGGCTGGCCCGCACCATCGCGGTATTGCTGTTCGCTCTCCTTCTCGAGCTTGCGCAGAGCGCGGAGGTTCTCGATGCGGACCGGACGGCCCCGGCCGTCGAAGGTATCGAAGGCTTTGAAGCCGGCGCCCTTCACCCCGCCCACATCCATCGCCGTCGTGGCATAGATGAAATCCATCGGCTGCCCGCACTCCGGGCAGCGCGGCGGGTTGGCGATCGCGCCTTCCTCGACCGATCGGTACTGATCGACCACCACGGTCATGCAGTGTACGTAATCATGGAGCGGCATAGGCACAGGCCGGCGCGAGGAGTTCGCCGAGATCCTTCCCAGCGATCCAGACCTTCGCGACCCAGCGAATGAACGATCGGATGGGTTTGATGACTGCGCGGGCCGAGAATCAGTTCGACGAGAACCGTCTGATCCTTCAGGAGGCTCTCGGCCTTCGCCGCGGCGGCTTTGCCCTCGGGCGTGGGGAGCTCGGGACAATCCCAGTGATAGAGGCGAATTTCTTGCGTGGTGGAGGTCTGAAACCCGAGATCAATCAGAAATTCGTAGGTATCCCCGTCGAGCACGCGCAGCGTCTTCGCCTGGTAGACGTATGTGGGTTCGGTCGGCCCCGATCCGAGGACGAAGAGCAGGACCAGCAGTAGGCGCATGCCTCAGCTCCGGTAGAAGAGTTCCTCTTTGATTCGATCGACCACGCGGGCAATTTCCTGGGCGAGCGTGATGCCGCGTTTGTCCGCGCGGTGCACCAGCTCCTCGAGTTGGCCCGGGGTGAAGTCGATCCGGACCTCGCCGATCCGCAGCGAGGCCAGCCGGTCGAGTGCGCGCAGCAAGTCGGCCGACGTGCGCGTGGAGCCGAGGCCGATCCGCTGTTCAACCGCCTCACAGGTCGGCCGGTCGAGGAGCAGACTGTGCTCTTGCACGAGATCGTACTGGTTCAGGAGCTCGTCGGTCGTCAGGGCGGCGAGCACCGTCTCGCCCTGGTGGATGATCCAATCGCCCTTGCGCACCTCGCGGGCGTCTCCGGAGGCGAGCGTGATCGTCTCTTTCTTCTGGGCTTCGACTGCGGTCAGGATCGCCCCGAGCCGGCGGACGCGCAGTTTCTTAGGTATCGAAATCGATGCTCCCTCGGGGGTCGAAGTGGAGGCCGACGGGGTCGTCGCGTTCGTCGAGGTCGGTGTCGAGGGCATGCTGGGTTTCCTCCGCCGTCGTCGCCGTGTTCCGCCAGTCCGGACGCTCACTCGAGCGCGCGGCTTGCAGGGCTCTGAGGGCCTCCCGCCGCCGGCGACGTTCGGCGATCGGCTCCGTTTCTCCGCCCGCGTGCCGATAGGCGACATAATAGCCGATTGCTCCCGCGAGAATCGCATCATCGTGTTGCCCCGAGACGGCGCGGGCATCGCCGAGCGTCGCGCCGAGCTCGTCAGGAACCAGGAAGTGACGTAGTTCACTCCTCGTGATCGGCGAGTTGAGGCGGAAGTCGGGGAGGCCCGTGACGGGGTCGAGGGTCGTGGTCGCCTCGTAGAACTTGTCGAGCAGGATGGGTCTCGTCCGTTCGGTCGTCAGCCAGCCGATGCGAGTCGAGAAGCGACGTTCGGGAGAGGCCGAGTCCGCGTACTCCCACACGTAGAAGTGGGTGTAGCCGAGGTGAAGCTGGAGCGTGTCCTGGGTCGAGAGGCCGTGGTTGTTGCACTCGATCGCGGCACAGGCTTCGATCCCATCCTCATCCGTGTAGAGGTGCCCGATCGCATCCAAGGTGAAGGCGAACTGTGTGGGCGTGAGCTCGTTACTGACGAACTGCGCGACCTCCTCGGCCGGCTCTTCGATCGTCCCGAGGCGCACCACCGTCCCCACCGAGTAATCGCCTCCGAGCCCATCGCCGACGTCTCCCGCGAGGATGTAGCGGCGCGGGCCCCGCTTGCGCGGGTACTCCCAAATCGCCAGCACGCCCCCGCGGAGGTTCGGCAGGGCCTGGAGCTCCGCTTTCGAGAGCCGGCGGAAGCCGTAGCCGGCCGGCATGAGCACGTCTTCGCCGGTGCGAGCCTGTGGCGCGCGCGGGGCCAGCGGCGGCGACGGCGAGCGCAGATCGTAGTGCACCGAGGTCGGATCGGCGAGCTCCTGGCGCTTCAGCTCGGCGACATCGCGAGCCGGCTTGACTTCCCACACATCGAGGAGTGGGCGCGCCAGGCGGTCGAGGAGCTCGAGTTGTTCCAGCGACCAGACCGAGCGGCCGGAATAGAGGAAGCAGGCTTCGGGGTCGCTCGCGTACTCTTCCAAAAATTCCGCAAGGTTGTTCTTGCGGACGAAGTACTCCCTGGTTCTTTCATAGAAGTACAACTGATCGCGGGTGAGATAGACGGGATGCCCCAAATATTTAGGCCAGATGCGCTCGGCTTTGGTCGCTTCCTGCAGCGTCGTCTCCGAGGGCATCCAGTCGCCTGGCGCGGGCTGCGTGTACTTGCTCGGCTCGGCGCCCCATGGGACGAAGTGATTCTGATAGCGCCCGTGGCCCTCTTCCGTCGTCAGCCAGTGGTTGTGCCACCAGTTGCCGGCGCCTTTGGCGGTCGACTCCAGGATCACCAGGGTGTCCGGATCCATCGGGATCGTCTGCAGCAGCGAGCCGTCGAGCTGTTGCGGGTTGTCCCAGGTCGAGAGCTCCGAGATGTGGACGACCGAGAAGGTCTTGCCGCGGCCGATGTGGCCCTTCTGGCGCCCGGTCACTTCCTGGAGTTCGCCGCGGGTGGATTTGCCCCAGGCCGAGCGCAGCATCGAGGCGTTCGAAAAGCTCAGTTCGCGCCCTTTGACCCGGGTCAGGCGATCGGGTTTGAGGAACCAGGGCAGGTTGTCGTAGATCCGCTCGACCATGTCCCAGAGGTACTTGGCTTGATCTTCGACGTCGGCGCCGCAGAGCGCGCGCACGTGCGGGCGGGTGAGCACCCGGTGCGCCACCATCGCCTCGGAGATCGTCGAGATCCCGAGCTGGCGCGCTTTGAGTTCGTTGATCAGGATGCCGTCGGGCGCCCCCGCCCGGTAGATGGCGAGCTCCATCGCGGCGACCTTGTCGAGGAAGCAGCGCTGACTCTCCCACAGAGGATATAAAGGGCGCAGGCCATGGCCTTCCTGGTCAATCCAGACGAAGCGCTCGGCAAAGTACGGGAAGTCGATCGTGATGCGCAGGCGCGTGGCGGCGAGGAAGAGCTCCTCCTCGTCCGTGAAGGGACGGCTGAAGACCCCGGTCTCGTCGCGGATCTGCATCACCCGCGCCGTGAACTCCGCAGAGGTGTCGACGTCGTAGCGGGGAATCGTGCCGGCGGGAAAGAGGCCCGCCAAGCGCGCCTCGGTGAGCAGCGCGCGTTCCTTCGCCGCGATGACGAGCGGATGGTACACGGGGGCTCAGAGTTTCTTCGGGACTGGCAGCTCGCGCGTCGTGGCCTTCTTGTAGAGGGACCAGCCGAGCGCGACGATAGCGACGGCTGCGGCGCCGGCGAAGTTGGTCGCTACGTCTTCGGTCCAGATACCGTTGGCGACGAGATAGCCGGCGAGCACCGTGAGCCCGTGCCGGACGATGGCGCCGAGGGCGCGCTGCACGAAATCATCAGCCATGATCGGTCAGTCTCCAGCCGCGACGGCCCACGCTCGCGCGAAGTGCGCCGGCCAGTCCTTCGCGTGCGCCGAGGCGGCGTGTGCGTTCGGTTTCCAGGCCGAGAGGTACTGCCGGTACCCCTTGCCCGGTTCGGTGCGGAGCGGGAGCGCAGAGGGGACGAGCCAGAGCAAGAGCCGAGCAAAGACGCAGGCGAGCACATCCTGGTAGACGATGGCCCGCCAACAGGCGCCGGGGGTCAAGTCGATAAGCAGCAGATCGCAAATCGGCAGAAGCAGCGGACGGGTGATGGGGGAAGTGAGGACCTCGGTCACGCCACCCCCTTGTTCGAACTGCCAGAACCCATGGGCGACGTCCTTCGGTGTCTGCAGGCGCGCGGTGAGTCCGCTCTCGTGCAGCGCAATGGTCAGCAGTTCCGCCCGCGCCTCGACCGAATCCATCCGCTGCGGCAGCAAGGCGAGGGCACCGGGGAGGACGGAATCCTGCAAGTACCAGAGCCGTTCGTTAATGAGGCTCATTCTCTTTGCGGCGGTCGACGACCTGGATCGTCTTCTGGCCTTCGATCAGCCCCTCGACCTTGCCCTTCACTTCCCGGACGTCCCCCATGGCTTCCATGACTTTGTCGACCTTGCCGTTGATCGAGAGCTCGAGCTTGCCGAGGATGTTCGACATCTCCAGGGTGATCGCCCGACTGCTCCGCGTGATGGCGTGGTAGACGACCAGGAGCGTGAGCGCTGGGAGCACCAGCGCTAGCGAGGCGAGCACGAGGGTGTCGCTCATGGGGATCTCTCGCCCTCGGGGACCGCCTCGGCCTCGATGGGGGGCAATTCGATCGGGCGCCGCGGATCGTAGAGCACCCGGGCGACGGCCTGTTGCATCTGCTCGAGCGCGCCCGGCACGAGACTGCTGCCGGGCACGGGCCCCGAGCCGCCGCCGGGAAAGTTGAACTGCTGGAGGACGGTCGGGCCATTCTTCGGTACACGCAGGAGTTCGCCGATCTCGAGGGCGAGCTTCTGACGCTCGAGATCGGGCAGGATCATCCGCGTCCCCTTGCCGTTGCAGACCCCACATTTGACCGGGGTCGGGTCGGGCCGGCGCTTGGTCGGCTCCGGCAGCACCTTCCCCGTGCCCCGACAGATCGAGCATTGCCCTTCGTGCGGCATCGCGCGGCGCATCACGTCCTCCACCACGGCGGGCAGGCGTGCCGCGATGCGATCGACCGCGAGAATCTGCGCCCGGGCCAGGCGGTTGTTCCGGTAGGCGCGCAGCAGGTCGGTGAGGCCGATCTTCGCGTGGACGGCGAGCTGGCCGAGGCTGTAGCGATCGTAGTGACTGTCGAGGAGCAGCGAGAGCAGGACGCGAATCGCCGGGCTGCCGTCGATGGCGAGCGCCTCGATAAAGGCCCGGCGGCCGCCCAGCGCCTTCTCGAAGCCGTGAATCGCGTCGGCGGCGACATCGACCGCCAAGGCCTCGTCCTCGGAGACGAGCGAGGCCGGTGGGAGCAGGGCCGGGCGTTTGGTGCGTGGCATCAGACGGCCCTCGGATCAGCGCCGGCGAGTCGCGCCTGCAGATCGGTGGTCGCCTCATCGGCGAGATACGCGAGGATCTCGTCTTCAGTCGGTTGGCGGCCGAGCTCGTGCACGGTGCGTTCGATGTAGCTGAGCACCAATCCGGCTTCCGTCTGGTTCAGGTAATCGATCGCGCTCGCGGTGCGGACATCCTCACCAGGCGGGGGGACCGGGGCGAGGTGATCGACGAGGCGTGTGAGGAGCACGTTCTGGTCGACCAGGTGCCGATCGATGGCCTCCAGCGTCCGCGTCAGGCGGCGGGCGAGCAATCCCACCGCGACGAGTCGGGGGATCCGCATACTCGGGAGTCTCCCCGCTCTGTGACCTGACTGTCAAGCCCTTCTCACACCGGATCGGACGCGTCGCGACAGGAACGAACGCTAGCGCCGCAGCGCTGAGGGTTGGTGGCGACCGAGTCGGGACGCTTGCCAACCCCCGTCGTCCCGTGCGACCTCACCACGCTGGTGCGACTGAGGCCTTCCTGGGCGCTCGACTCGGTCACGTGACATGACTGCACAAGCAAAGACGCTTCCAGAAAAAATTTAAATTGCTGAACCTGGGCGCATGTACGCCCGCCACCCCCCGCCGGCACCCTTCGGACAATGGTCGAGCTAGATACGCATGCAATTATCGCACCAATCGCGCCTTGCAAGCTCTGTGCTGAGGTCTAGTTAACATAATCCGCTATTATGCGACGCTAAATCGAGGCCTGTAAATAAGTTACGAGCGGCGAAGTACGAGCTATTTTGTGCCGAGTACGTGAACGCTCGCAGGCTGTACCGCCTGAAGCCAGGATCGAGCGTCGCTATTCACTACATTCTTTTTATCTCACGAGATCAAGATTTTTCTTGACTTGCCGATTCAAGTACGAGACGATTTTTGCTCGCGCTGTCATATCACCTGGACGTGACAGAGCGGTCAACCGGTGCAAGGCAAGGCGAACCTTGCACTTAGCGATCGGAGGTCACTAGGACGCACAAATAGGGATCAGACAGCGAAAGGGTTCACCGGTACTCCGACAGGACCGTAATCACGCGGTAACACTGGGAACCGGTCAGTACAACGGAGAGAAGATCATGGCAAACATCACGACAGCGGCAACCGAATACGCGAACCGTCCAGCAGACGAGCGGTACGCGTCGCTACAGGATTTGATCAGTGCCGCGCAAGCTGAGAAAGAGATCAGTCGGGAGGCGACCTATAGCCTACGAGATCTGCGAGCGGTCGAAGTGCCGGCAAACGGGCAACCGGCAACCGTCGGCCTGCAATCGCCTACGGGCAAGGTCGCAACCTTTACACACTACGCCTTCGGGCAATTGTCCCGTGTCATCGGCGCGCCAGCATCCTACCTGCGCACCTTGTCACCCGAACTCGGCGCACGCTGCGTCAACGAAGGCATACAGAACGGACGTACGCTGAGCGGTACGGACCTGAAATTACTCGTCAAGGCGAATGGCGGGTTACCCGTTATTCGGTCCGCCACGTCTGAGACGTACGGCCGCGTCTGGGATGCGACCTTGTACAGCGAAGTCAATCGATACTTCGGTGACGGCATGCGGTCAGCCGGCGGTACGTGGCAGTCGCCAGCAACCTGGACCGGTGAACCTGCGGGTCAGTACAGAGGCGATCGTGATTCCTTCGTCATCAGGATTGACGGGGGATCCATGGTGAACGATGGACGCGGCACCAATGGCGGGGGCATTCACCGGGGGATCATGGTGAGAAATTCCGAGGTAGGCCATGCGGCCATCTCGTTGGAATGCGTCCTATTCGATCGCATCTGCGGCAACCACATCCTATGGGGTGCCGTGATCGATCGGTCGTTTCGACGTCGGCACGTTGGCGACAAGATCACGCGCGACACTTTGCGTGAGCTAATCCAGGTTGCGAACCGATTCAACGGACGGTCCGCATCGCAGGATGAGCAGATCATCCGGTCTCTGATGTCGAATCAGATTGCATCGACGCGTGACAGTGTTGTGGATGCGCTCCGCAGTCTCAAGTACACCAAAGAACAGGCTGACTCGGCGATTGCATCCTGCGAACAGTACGAACCGTTTAACCCGCTGTCGTACTGGGGAATCGTGAGCGGTACGACACGCATCAGCCAACAGAGCGGGTATCAGGATGATCGGTATACGCTCGATTCCCTCGCATCGGCCGTACTGGCTCGGGGCGCTAAGCTGGTCACCGTCTAAAACAGACCATCAGGCAGGCTAGATACATCAGTGTCTAGCCTGTCGTCTCGATTGCACTGGTAACAGAGGTAACATATGAGACAAATTAGATGGTCGACTCGTCGCCGATGCTTTCGTGAGCAACGGCCGTACGAAACGTTAGGCGAGTACGCATCCCGGATCTTCCGGTTTGTGCTTGTGACGCAGGACACAGCGATCTTGACCGATCGGCAATTGGAGCTCGCCGAAATGGGTGGAGCTCGTGCGAGCTCGAGTACCGATAGTCCCGTACTGGCGGACCGATTCAGCACCGCTCGTCTGTTGATCATCGGCGTGCAAGCACTGAGACGACAGCGATCGGCCGAGCACGATACGTGGTTGGCTGAGCTCTTTCCGACAACCGGAACGCAGAAAGGCAGGCCAGCACCATTGCAGCCGACTCCGATCAATCGTCCGCCAGCAGGCGCGTACGCTGGTACGCCGTCCACTGTCTTTTAATCCAAGTAGAGGTAAACCAATGCAGATCAAGATCATCGCGAACGACAAGGGCAACCCTCCGGGCAAGCTGGCGGACGTCGAGCTCCACTTTACCGATTTTACCGATGCGCCGTTGGATGGTCTCAAGCTGATTGGATTCTCTATCTGGGAGTCACGATCGGCAGGTCGACGCAATGTGACGTTTCCGGCGCGCCAGTACAGCGTCAATGGAGAGCGGCGATCGTTTGCTCTGCTCCGGCCGATCGCGGATGTCACGGCGCAGGAACGGATCCGGGATCTGATCCTGCAAGCGTACGCCGAGTACGAACAGGAAGGTACGCCGAAGGCGATCGAACAGGCTCACGAGGAATGGCAGGTGCGTCAGACGAAGTCTGACAGTCCATTCTAAGGCTGTGCATTGTGCTTGCAACTCAGGATCGATCGTCGGTCCTGAGTTGTTTGCAGAGGGTACAGACGTGATCGTAATCGTGAAAGTATCGGCACGCCGTTGGATTGTCATTGACAGTCCGAAATACGAGCATGCATGGCGCTCGACAGCGGGACAGCAACGAGAGCACGGCTATATCTACGCCAGCGGTACCTTAGTTGCCGGTCCGGCCGACTGGCAGACGTGCGATCGGGCAGCCCACATATACGCCGAGCATGCGGGCAAGATCAGAACGGCTGCCGAATGGGAGATCACGCAACAGGAACGGGCAGAGCAACTCAGGCAAGCAAACGAGCAACTCAAAGGGCGGAGCTAACCCGTATGAGCACAGGACGGGCGTTTATCGGTTTGGCGGAACCGTACTTTACCTTGCGAGACGAACAGGCGGGATACCCGGAAACCCGTAAGCGACTCGCAGGGTATGACGACCAGCAATTGATCGATCGCTACCTGGAGTCGAAACGAGACGGATTCAACCGCCTGTTCGGGCATCACGCGCGCAAGTTCGGCGACCTCGTGACAGACGAACTACTCGCGCGAGGGATCACACAGATTCCGAATATCTTCGGTCCGATCGACGTCAAACACTGGTCTGCAATCTGGGACGAGAGGATATGACTGAGAATCGACTACGGTACCGGGTCAATTTCGGCAACGGGCAAGTACACGAACCGGGAGACAAGCGCGCCTGCCTGCGCTATCTCGCCGAGCTCCAGGGACAGGAGTACGGAGCGTACGCGTTCGTCGAGTTCCAGGATCCAGATACGGGTGATTGGTTCCCTACGGGACGAACAGCAGGAGGCGCATCCTCGCGCGTAGGAAATTAAAGGCTAATTTCATGGCATACAAACGGCCGACGGACAAACAGATCCGGTATCTACAGGATCTGCGGGGCAAGGGGCGAGCGGACGCACACCAAGCGATCCGGGACGTCGGGCGACGTGGGACAGTCGAGCGTAAACCGTCTATCTGGGATGCAGGGCGAGCGATTGAAAGGGCGAAGCGCGATCGATCCTGACGGGCGATCAGGATCGGGATAAGGAGAGACGATCATGGCACGGAACCGAGAGGCAGAGGTAATCGCGGCAGGTATCGCAGGCGTACTGTGGGCAGGATTCACGAATCAGGAGAAGACACTCGTACGCTTCGGCATGTTTCCCGCTGAGAAGATGGCGACCGCCGAGGCAGAACTCCGCCTGCATGCGGGACGGGATACGGTTCGCCTGCTGGCGGTCGCGCTGATGGACTGCGCAAAGGCGGACGGGGGCATGCGGGCATAAAACAACTGATAGGTCCTGACTGGCGATCGGGACGGGCATCCTCGCGCGCAAGAGAAAGGGAGAGAAGGACATGGAGATCAAAGCACGCTACATCATGTTAGGACCGAGCGAAACTGAGGCAGACGTCCAATCCTACGTCGAGAAAGGGCGTACCTCGACACTCGCGGAGTTAGAGGCGACCGGCGCATCTGACTTTCAAAGGGCGTCACGCCGGGAGAGTCTCACATTAGCCGAGTTGTACGGCGAGCTACGCGCGATCATTCGACCGCTGGAGGTCGATCCGGATCTGGCGATCGAGTACTTCTCGGACATGGTCCGGTACGACATCCACGAAGCCGAGCACCGCAAGTACGCACAGGATCCGCGGCCGATTCCGACACTGACGGAGCAGACGAAGCTGGAGGACATCCGGTACCGCTGGATTGCGGTCTTTCCGGTGACGGGCGGCAACGAGGGCCATTACGTCCATATCGATCTGGTATGGCAAGAGGATTACCGGGAGGGGCGCATTTCCCTGTTCCTGCTCAAAACCTTTGGCGGACATGACGCAGCGGTGAAGCTGGCGGGACTGCTGGCGCGCGTGTTGGGGGTGTAGTCATGTCTGCCTTCATGTGTTCAGAGACGCATATCGGCGCGCTCGTCCGGTTCTGGGTCGAGCACGATCGGTACGGGAGCTATGTGGGCGTCAATATTCGGGAAGTCGATTGGCGTCTGATCTTCCGTGAGCTGGCACGGGAGAACGTCCGATCGCTGAGAGCACGCTACCCGTCAGATCCTCCCACGTGCGTCCGACCGACGCGTACGCTCAGTGAGTACCCGACGCTCGAACCAGTCTCGGCGATTAAGCAGGCGCAGTGCTACGAGTACCAGGCGTGCGAGCATGACGGCTGGGCGACGTCGGAAGCGCAGAAGATCACGCGGCAGATCATCGGGACGGCGATTACTGCTCTGCCTGGATTTGAGGCGGCGCCATGGGGGCTGTGATGCATCCCAAACACACGCCGGGACCGTGGCGACAAGAAGGATTCCGGATCTATCGCGATTGGCAACCAGGGGAGAAAGGAAACCTTCCGTATATCGCGGTGCAATCTATCTGCGAAGTCGCACACGACCGTCAGGGGCTTAGGCGTGGGCACGAAGAAAACGAGGCGAACGCCCGCCTGATTGCGGAAGCGCCGGCCATGCGCACTCTGCTCGCCGTTATCGCTCAGCAGCCGTGCGAATGCAGCCGTTGGGCACTCACAGAGGGAGAGTCGGACTGTAACAGGTGCGAAGCCCGTACCCTGCTCGCGCGCATTGACGGGGCGGAGGGCTGAGCCATGACGAAGTACGAGGAGTACTGCGCACGCAAACGACAGCAGTACGGCGCGCGGTTCGTACCTCCGCCAACCCCTGAGTTTGTACGCTATTTCAATACGGGGGAACGGGTTAGAGTGCGATTCGGCTATGCCTCTGAGCCTGAGGAATTAACCGGGACGATCGGCATTACGACCGGCTGGCGTCCCGTCTTTCTGCTGATGCGTACGACGCGGAGTCTCGGTAGCCCGTGGACGCTGAGCATTCGTGATCACGTAGTAGCGGTCAAGCGAGGGCATCGGTACATGGAGGTCCGATCATGAGCTATTGGTGCACCGATTGTCACACCTGGCGAGCGACGCCGGGGCGCTGTCAGCAGATCGCCTGTGAGGCGTGCGGAGCGGTCCAGTGCCACAGTCGCGGAGGCGCGCGGGGCTGCTGCTCGGTCTGCTACTACGGTCGATTGCCCGGCTGGTCGTTCATGGGCCATCGATCGACGTGTGCGTTCAAAGGCTGTGACAAGCCGGCGGTCTACGCGTATCTGCCGGGGAGTAAGAAGGATTGTTGTCTCGAACACGGGCGGGCGATCCTCGCGCGGCAGGCCGCCAGACGGCGAGATAGGAGGATTGGCGTATGACGCCGGGACGGACGATCACCGCGTGGTCGCTTGCGTGGCTCTCTCGCACCATGCCGGCGGCCTCGTTCTGGTACTACCGAACCGAGGCAGCCGCGCGGGCGGCAGCCGACAAGATGCGCGACGAGTCTAAGACGAAGATCCGGGAGGTGGAAGTTCCGGCTGATTTTGATCGGTGGGCCGACTGAGAGGAGAGTGGACATGGCGAAGATAGAGCAACCTGAACGAGTGACGCTGTGGGCGGCCTATGCTGGCAGCGCGTACGGGAGCGAGATCAGCTTGCACGCGACGGAGCGAGAGGCATTAGAGGCCGTGGTCTCGGCGCTAGGGCTGGACTTCGACGAAGACGAGGGCGAGACCGTCGTGTTACCCAACGGGCAATTGGAGACCATTGCAGGTCGCGGGCGGTTAGAGGACTCCGACAACGACACATTACGGGAACACCTGGATAACTACTGTAGTACGCGGGCGGACGACTGGCATGTCAACGAGGTCGAGGTCGAGTTGCCCGCACAGGTGGCTGCGATGCGGGCATTCATCGCGGATGTCGCCCGATGCGGCTATTCCGTCAATCGTGATCACGTGGCGCAGATCACTGATGAGGCTCGTGTGCTACTCGCTCGGATCGATGGGACGAATCGTGCCTGAAAATCCGATCATCGAAGAGTCGGTCCGGTTCTTCGCCCGGCTCGCCGCCTTCGATTGCGAGTGTCCGTACTGTGGCCGGCTGATCCAGGTCGGTCGAGGGAAGCCGGACAACAAGCGGTACGACCGGCTGACCTCTGTGGTCACGTGCGCGGACCGCGCAGGCGACGAGACGCACGCGACGGTGCGAGGATGCGGCCGGAAGTTCTTACTCGGCATCGTCGCCTGGCCGTTGCGATCCGGACCGACGCCGGAACGACCGGGACAGCCCGACTCGCGCCCGCCGGATCAGGTGCCGACGCCGCATCAACTCGCCGAGATCCGCCAGTACGCGCGGGGGATCTGGGCAAAGCGAGTCAAAGGCAAGGGGGAACCGACCAATATTCTCGAGCCGATTACCGACATGCCCCAGACGGGGAGCCCGCAGCCGGACGGGCCATCATCATCCGGCACCAAGGAGCAGCTATGAGCAGCAACGACAGCAGCACGCCAACCACCCAGACCCATACCTACATCGTCCATCGGCGCGGCTACAACACCGCGAATAACCCGATGCGCGAGGGCGGCCCTGAAACCGTCATCGTCGCCGAGGTCCAAGCCAGCAGCCGCGAGGCCGCCGTGCAGGCGGCGCTGGATCAAGGCGTCACCGTCTACGTCAATCAGACGCTCTGGGCCGAAGCCAAGCCAGCGGCCGACGCCAAGCCAGCAAAGCGCCGGACGATTACCCTCACCGACCGACCGCCCGTCACGATTTACGAGGATGACTGGCCGAGTATCGCCTGGGCCGAGGATTCCTGGCACGACGGCGAGATCGAGGTGCAAGCCAACCGCCGAACGCGACGGTGGCTGAAAGTACGCCAGCACGCGGACGGCCGGATTCTGGTCTACGGCGGGTTCGATTACGAGTCGAGCTGGCCGAAAGAGCCGGATCTGCAATTGCGAGACGGGCAACTCCTGACTCCGCTCCGGGACGGTACTCTGCCTACGAGCGAGGCGATCGTCAAAGCGATTCAGGACGTCTCGAACTGGCTGTCGAACCGCGTGCCCCCTGCATACGAGGATCACTTGGGCTGGCATAACCTCGCAGCCCGCTGCGTCGCGGATCTGCCGGCAGAAAACATTTAACTCGGTACCGTTGTATCGGTCCCTCATGACGGGGCGTACCCGGCGTACGCCCCTCGTGCGGGACAAGGGGGAGCGGGAATCGTGATTCTGCAGTCTCGTTACGACGGCAAGTGCAAGGCCTGCTGGGGCACCTACAGCATCGGGGAGGCGATCGCGTGGGATCCCGATACCCGCAAGGCGTACCACCCCGAGTGCGCCCCGGACGGCGTCGCGGACGAAGCCCCGGCGAGGCCCCGGGAGAAACGTCCTCGCGCGCAGGCGTACACCCCCGCCGCGACGAAGGATAAGGCGCACGAGGCGTTGCTCGCCTGGTTCCTAGCCGGCGAGCAGGTGATCTTCTGCCGCTCAGGCCAAGTCATCGGGCCCGAGTTGGAGAAGGCTTGGGACCGCTATCAGAAGGCCAAAGCGATCGTGCTCCGCACCACCACGCTCGATACCGAGAGCCGAGCCGCCGCGCGTCTCGCGATGCAGGAAGTGATCAAACTGATCTTCTGAGCTGACATGACCGCGCTATCATTTCTGGGCATGCGCGACACGCTGACGAGCGATCAGTACCTGACCGAGCCGCTCGTGTCGGAGAACGGGCGGTACCTGCTGGTGTACCAAGGGGACGGGAACCTGGTGCTGTACCGGATCGCGGAGAATCCCTGGCGTCCGCTCTGGGCGAGCAACACCGCAGGGACCAGCATCGGGATGGCCGTCATGCAAGGGGATGGCAATTTCGTGATCTACGATGCCCGGGGCGAGCCCGTGTGGAGTTCCGGGACGCCTGATGCGCCCGGCGCCCGGCTCGTGCTCCAGAATGACGGGAACCTGGTGCTCTATGACTCGGAGCAGATCCCACGGTGGAACACCGAGACGGCCGAGGCCGAGCAGCGCCCCCAGCCGGAGCCTCAGCCGTCACCGCCAACACCGCAGCCCCAACCAGTCGGACCGAGGCCGAGCGGGACAGGCGGCATTCGCGGGCAGAGCGCAGACAGTCTTGTGCGCCCACGCCTGCAGAATGTCGAGATGCGCCGGTTCGTGAGCTGGCGCGGACGATTCCAGTTTCCTCCACCTTGGAACACCGAGGGGATCCGGGTCACGAATAGCGAGGATAGCCAGGGGCAAGACGGGGTCCAGCCGACCGGCTACAGCTACTGGCGCACGATCAACGCACATGCCGGCCAGACGACGCTCCTCGTGCTCGTCGGGATCGATCGGCGATCGGGAGGCGAGGGCCCGACGATCTTCGAAGTCAGCAAACAGACCGGCGCCGTCGAGCACGCTTGGCCGCTCTTCGACAGCGACAATCCCCTGAGTTGGGATCTCGCCGAGAAATGGTACTGGAGCGCCCAGCGCCCACTCATGCTGTACGTCGTGCGGGACACCCACCTGTTGCGGCTGAACGTGCGCACCGGAGAGACGGAGATCGCCGGCACGGCGCCCGACGGCTGCTATTTCGATCAGTGTCATTCGAGCCACGACGACCAGACGCATTCGGCGACGGTACGCGATCGGGAGACCTATCGCGTGCGGGAGGCGATTGCGTGGCGCGAGGGGGGCCAGACCTGGTCCGTCCCGATCAATCCAGACGACTATGATGAATGTCAGATCACGGCCGACGGCCAGTACCTGATGGTGAAGGGCTGGAGCGGGGCGAATCGGTACATCGAGCTCGCCAGCGAGCGGGCCTGGATGTTCCCGTACGGACAGGCCGCACTCGGCCACTCCGACGTGGGCTACGGCTACGTCATCGGGGAGGATGCGAACACGGAAGGCGTCCCAGCCGGGGCCTTTCGCTTGATCCGCCTTGACCGCCATCAGCCGATTGACGGCGGACTGCAGTACCACATGCACGGCTGGGAGCCGGCGATGACGCGGCATGTCAGTCACACCAACGCGCGGCCGGGACCCCCGGACGAGCAGCTCGTGCTCATGAGCTCCGCCTCGCAAGATGATCGGCCGCGGGCGAACGAGCTCGTGCTCGTGCGGCTGAACGGCAGCCAGGAGTACCTGTCGGTGGCTCCGAATCTAACGAGCCTCTCGGCGCCCGGCGGGAATCTTGGGAACGATCCCATGAACAACCGGTACCGAAAACATCCCAAAGCGAATCTCGATCCCTACGGCGAGTACGCGTGCTTCAGCGGCAACCTCGCGAGTGATCGGATGGACATCTTCCTGGTCCGGCTGCCGGCATGGTAGACAAACCGCCGCCACCGAGTCTCCCCGGCGTGCGTTATGAGGCACCGCCCGCGTCGATTCTGGCGCAGGCCACGCAGATGGTGATGAACGCGGCCAAAACCCTTGAGCCGGATGAGAAGCTCGCGCTTGTCACCGTCGTTACCACTACCGGTGCCAATGCGGCGCTGGTCACCCGTGTGCGGGATGATCTCCTCGTCACGCTCTGGATCGGCAAGAACTGGGGCGAACCTCTTTCAGCCGGCGTAGCCGCCAAATGGTCGTTCTGAAACCCTAGCTCGCTCTGAGATCTCTAGTACGTACCTCGAGAGGAGGCGCAGGCGTGAGTACCGATCTCGTCCGACAGAAGCTCGAAAGTACCCTGCAAAGCCGATCGCTCGGCGACATCCTGAAAGAGAAGCAGGCCGAGCGAGAAACCTTTCTGCTGCTCGACTGTAGCGGATCGATGGATCAGGTCGTCAACCCACAGGACCGGTCGTCTGGGCGCAAGATTGATGCCCTGCGCACGATCACCACGAAGCTCCGGGAAGAGCTCGCCTGCCCGCAGGTCGCCTTCCCAATCGCCAACGCTGACGGCGGCACGATCGACTATGCGCGCCTCGTCGACTGGCTCCCAGAGGCCAACGGCAGCACGCCGCTCGGCCCCGCGATCGACTACTGCCGAGACAAAGGCGCTCGACGCATCATCCTGGTCAGCGACGGCGCCCCAGATAGCGAGCAGCACGCCCTGGAGGCCGCCAGACGCTTCGGCGGGGTGATTGACGTATGTTACGTCGGCCCGCCCGGGACGCGCGGAGAGGCCTTCCTACGCGAGCTGGCGGCCGCCTGTGGCGGGCAGTACCAGACGATGAGTCTCGCCCAACCGAAGCAGATCGAGCAGAAACTCCGGGGATTCCTCACGGCTGCCACCCAACCTTGAGTCGATCCGTATCACGTACAGAGAGAATCAAGTACTGAGCTTATTAGTCTAAAGACAGCCCGCTCAGTGAGTTACGAAAGGCTCAGGCTAGGCTTAGGCTCACTCATGATCGCTGGGCTCCGTGAGCTTACGCTCTTAGGCTCAAGGCTCTGAGCCTAGCTAACTAATTTAATCTGTACGTACTTACTAGTAAGGCTCACGCCCCCCACTCTGTGTTAGAGGGGGGGGGGGCTCAGAGGCCCCCGCCGCGTGAGCCAAACTTTCAATGGATGGGCCGGCGATAATGTCCCCGCTTCACCTTCTCGATGTCGCCGGAATCGACGAGGAGAGGCAGGATGCGCTTCACGGTCGCCGCGGACATCGGGATGGTCTTCGCCTGGTCGACCAGCTCGTCGTAGGTGATAATCAGCCCGTCTTTGGGGAAGAGGTCCAGGAACTTTAAGAGGCGGTCGTCTTTGGCCGGTTCGTACGGTTCGAAGAGTCCGGTCTGCTCATTCCGCTGTAACCGGTACTGTTCCTCTTTGGCGTGACGGGGGCGCCACCCGAAGAGATAGTACGGTTGCCGCCGTTCCGGTTCGAACAGGTACATCTGCGTATGACTATAGCCGGCGAACACACCCGAGCCGGCGATCCGATCCACCAGGCGTGTGTACCGGTCCGATCCGTTTGACCGCTGTTTGCCCACGTACGCGATCGCGATGATCGTGAGGCTCCGCCGCTGGCAGGTATGCGAGAACTCCAGGAGCGTGCGGGCGACGGGTCGCGGTAGATTTTGATCGCCGGCGATGAAGAGCGGCGTCATCGGATCGACGATGAGCAACGATCCGGGGTCTGGGCTGAGCTGGGCAAGGCAGTGCTGAAAGAGGTCGAGCGCCTTGTCCTGCGTCCACAAGGTCGACGGGATCGCGTCATCGTTCGCGAGCGCGTAATGCTGAATGGGTGGCAGGCCTGCTCGGTCGAACCAGATCTGATGATCTTTCTGCCAGACACGATCCGCGGAGAGGTACGCGATCCGCGACAGGTGGCTGACCGGCTTGCCGAAGATCATCCCGCCCTGCTGCCAGGCTCGGCACCACTCGACCAGCAGCGACGTCTTCCCTGCGCCGGAGGCGCCCGCGAGGAGATTGACCGTGCCGAAGGGAATGACGCCGGGAATGGGGTCAGGGTAGGAGACTTGACTTCCGGACGAGGCTGGGCTTACGCTTGTCATCGTCTACCTCCTCAAAGGTAGGGGCTCGTTAGGTCTCGCCAACCTTCCGAGCGGTTTATCGTTCGGTTCTGTCACCCCTTCTCTCCAAATGCGGGGGTGCCGCCTTCTAAGCGGTGCCCCCGAGTACTCCCCCCGAAACCAACCGATTCGTTGTATCGCCTCTCGTCGTGCGCTGCAACCGCAAGATACGGCGCTCTGCCACGCCCGTGTACACGACTGACAGTGCTGTCATACCTACGTTGAACTTTCGGTCTTGATACTTTTGTCTCATTTGATCTAGCCTGATCAACCGTTATGCGTGTAACCTCCGCAATTAACCCAGATGACTCACCGATTCTCGACATCATGATGTCGCGAATTGGCCAACCGGTCCGCGTCCGGATACAGCCGGCGCTCCTGCGTAAGGCCGAGAAACGGCCCACGCAGGCGAGCTACCAGCCGTGGCCGGGCTTGTCCTGGGTGATCGAGATGCCGACCCTCGACGAAGTCCGAGCCCTCCGAGAGGCGCTCACGACGTTCTTCTGGATTGCGAGCCGGGATGGGATCGAAGTGGTACGCGATCGACTGGCGGCGGGGCTGCCGCGGGAGACGTCATGATCTGGCTGACCGATCGCAGCCGCTACGAAACTGGTACGGGGCGCTGTCCGCGGGCGCGGTACCTCCGCTACCACGCCGGCCCCTCTGGGTACGGCTATGCGGGACGGGGCGAATCCGTACCCCTCTCCACGGGTACGTACACCCACATCATTATGGGCGCGCTGCTCGACATCCTCCGCGTGCACGACCGGTTGCCGACTGCGTCGGAAGTCCGCGCGATCATCCGCGAGGTCCGCGACCACTACGAAGCCCGGCTCACTAGTCGTGGGTTCCGCGCGATCCTCAGCTCGCCAATCATCGAGGAGACCATCCGCGAGCAGTCCGTCCTGATCGGGGGCCTCGCGTGGGCGGCGACGGTGCACTTCCTTCCCTGGCTGCACCAGGCGTACAAGATCCTGGAGGTCGAACGTGAGCGTCTGCACTTCCTCGATTGCACCTGCGGCGCCGGTCCCCTCAACGATGACGAGCACATCCGCCGCGACTGCGCCGGCCACGCGCTGATGCTCCGGACCGACGCCCTAGCTCAGCATCGCCAGGCGAAGCATCTTGCTTACTTTGAGTTCAAAACAACAGGCTGGGACTCTGACAACTGGGCGGAGCAGTGGGAGACCAAACCGCAGCTCGGGCTCGGCACACTCGATCTGGAGAAGCGGTACGGCCACGAGTGCAGCGAGCTCTACATCGTCGGCCTCTCCAAAGGCGCGCGGAAGAAAGACGATCGCAAGGAGATGATCGGCACACCGCTTGAGGGCATGAAGCGGCAGCAGACCTCGCTCTGCTACGGCTACTGCCGACCCGGGAACCCGCCGCAGGCGAAGGACGACTGGAAGCCGGCCTACAAATGGATCGATGCCGCTGGGGTGGAGCAATACGCCAGTAAGGCCCACCGGCGTCGCGGGGTGTGGGAGCTGGAGGGATCGGACTGGGGCGTCTGGCGAGCCTATCGCGGCTCGGACCCCACCCTCGACGCCGATGAGTTCTGGGTCCGCCAGCTCCCACCCTCGGTCCTCGACAAGATCTGTTTCGTGCTCGGCCCCTTGAATCGACAGGACCTGCAGATTCAGAGCCTCCGACGATCCATGCTCAGCGAAGAGCTTCGTTGGCAGACTATCCTCTGGGAGCTCTACGAGTACCAGCAAAAATTTTCCTGGGCCTCCCCCGAGTTCCAGCAGAAGCTCGACGAGCTCGTCCCGCAAAGCTGGAACTGTCGCCCCTATGGCAAAGAGCACGAGTGCGAGATGGTGCGGATCTGTCTCCGTGAGGCCGGCTGGGAGGATCCGATCGGCTCCGGGCGCTATCAGCCGCGCCTCCCGCACCACCGACCCGAGACCACCCAAGCGATCAGCCGCGGCCTCCTGCCCGAACAGGCCGCCGAGATCGAGGAGGAGTAGTCCGATGCCACGCAAAGTTCGTGACCCCATTTCCGCCGTCATGCAGTACTTCGAGACCGCGCCGATCGAGGTCGCGCGTCTGGGGCTCGAGGTCGCCAGCGAGATCATCCGTCGGCGATCGACGCGAGGCCCCGTTGCGGCGCCGCGCGCCGGCAACGGGCAGACCGCTCGCGAGCATACGCCGCCTGCCAGCGTTACCACCACGAGTCCGATCCGCAAACGTCGACAAGCCACCACGCCGGCGCTGCCAGGCCCCACGCCGACGGAGGTCGGGGAGTGAGCCTGCCAAGATCAGGCCACCAAGGTCGTCCTCGTGGCTGGCGCGGAACCCTACGATTTTATTCGGAGATTTGCGAGTTACTGAATGCGTAAGTGGGTGGGAGCGGAGGGCCGGTTTTCCTCAGATCAGGCCCATTTTCATTGGCGCGCCCGGCAGGATTCGAACCTGCGGCCTTTGGCTCCGGAGGCCAACTTATCCGGGGGTTTTCCGAATGTTTGCCGGGGGTGCCAAGATCGCCCGCCAAGGTCGTCAGGGCTGTTGTGGCGATCACCGCGGGTTCGAGACCGTTCCCAGATCCGAGATCTGCGCGAGCCGATCACGCAGCCGGAGGAGCTCCCCAGAGGCGATCCCTTTCACATACATCCACTCGTGCTCCTCAAATGGCGGCTGTGCGGGCAACTCGTTGACGAGCCGCGCGATGAGTGTCGAGAGTCCATCGACGATTTCCTGTCGGATCATGATCGGCGCTCCCTGTTCACGATAGCTCCACACCACGGTCATCGATCACGTCCTGTGTACTGTACTAGTGAGTACCAGTGGAGGCGTGCGAGCGTCGAACGCCTGGTGCACGGCATGCGCGAGGCGCGGGTCGATCGCCACCTTCGTGTAGATCATCGTCGTGCGGATGTCGCGGTGCCCGCGGGCCTTCTGCACGAGCGTGATGTCGTAGCCGCCCCACAGGAGCTGTGTGCAGTAGGAGTGCACGAGATCGTAGGCGCGGGTCGGCTCGAAGCCGGCACGAGTCATCGCCGCCTGCCAATCGCGATTCGCGTTGCAGAAGGTCCTGGGTCTCTGGTTGGCTTGCAGACCGAAGCCGTCGTGATCGAGAAACATCTGCCAGCCGAGCACGCCCTCCGCCGAGAGCGGCAGGGTGACGATGTCTCCGCCCTTGGCGGTTGGCCGGATGGCATAGGGCGCGTGGCTGTCGAGGCGCACCATCCGCCGCTCGGTGCGGAGAATCTCACACGGGCGGAAGCCGCAGAACGCCATGATCAAGAGAAAGCCTTTGGTCGCAGACGGCTCCATTTGATTGAACGTCGTGCGGATCGTCGCGTAGTCGAGCGCGCGCGGGATCGTTTGTGGCTTCGCCGGCGGCTTCACGTCGCGGGCCGGGTTGTACCCCGTCCCATCGTCGAGCACCTTGCGCAGCGCCGTCAAGCGATGGCGAATCGTCCAGCGCGCCACGCCCGCCGCGAGCCACGCCTGGACCTCGGCCTCGATCACCTCGTCGGTGATCCGATCGCTACGCAGCGATCCGAGCGCCGGCAGCCACGCCCGGGCATCAGAACAGCGCGACTTCCACGACGCCAGCTTGCGGATCTCGGGCCGCGCCAGATACTGATTGATGAGCGTGGCGAGCCAGCCCCTCGGTCCTGGCGATCGGCGGCGCGCGCGCGTCTCGAGCTTGACCGTCGTGACGTGGCGCCAGCGTTGGATCGTGCGGAGATCGGTCGTGAGCGGAAAGCGTTTCTCCTTCCGCCCAGCCCTCCCAAGATCGACGATCGCCCGCCGACGCGTGGGCGTATCGTAGACGCCTATCGTCAGATCCTTCACGATTCACGATCCCCATCGGTGAGGAACTGCTCAAGTCGTTGGAGCTCAAAGTGAATCTCGACCACGCGCTCGGCGGCTCCGCGCTTCGCCCACGCCATCTGCTGTTGCCAGCGTGCGGCCGCTTTATCTTTCTTTGCTTGCCGCGCGTGCGCGGCGTTCTGTTGCAGGGTGAGTCTGCCGCGGTGTGTCAACGACATCGTGTGATCCCTCGCGTACGTCTTGCACACAAATCTGTGTCGGTCGCGTCTGATTCCGATCCGTTCTATACAGTTCAGTCCGTCCATGTCTCGTCAATGACCCGTATCCTCGCCGATCTTTGGTCGATTGCCACCCAGGTTTCCTCGATTACACTTCCGGATCCCAGCTCCCCCTCCCTAGCGGTCTTTTTGTTCGGAGGGCTCGAATGACGTCGTGTACCCCCAGACGCACATCAGGAGCGCGCCTACTGGTCCATCCGTGTGTGCACGCTAGCCTGCGCGCCGACGCCGCCGTGCTGCTGGCGTGGGCTCCACGTGAGGCGCAGGCTGCGGTCTTGACGCTCCTCCGCTTCGCCGCCGGGCTGCATTGCCCACGCGCATTAGTTGCAGCACCACTGTCTGCACCTCGGGGGGCAGTAGGGCCCACTCCTCCAACACCTCGCGCTGCATGGGTGTGAGATCGGATCGGCCATAGAGCCGCTCGATCAGATCGGCGAGATCGGTTTTCCCGGCCGCGCGCAGAATTACGGACGCGGGTTGACCCGCGACCAGGGCGAGGCGCAAACAGTTCTGCGCGCTCAGGGGATAGTCGCCCTTATTCAGCGCACGGTTGAGTCTCGCCACGCTGATCCCCAGAGCATCAGCGAGATCTTGTTGTGTGTCGTAATGCGCGGACGCGCTCCGGAGGAGTGTTTGGAACTCTGTCGCCACGAGACCATACATTACCACTGTTACCGCCTGCACTGCCATTGCATTTTGTGCTTGACATGATAGTACTGCCTCTCTACGATGCGCTCAACGGTCTGTCATACACGGAGACGCAGTGAGGGCATACCGGTGCTACCAGAACTCGTCGAACTGAATCGAATCCGGCTGGACGAGAACCTGTCGTACGAAAAGCTCGGCAAGCGGATCGGCATTCGGGGGGCCACCCTACAACGCCTGCTCAACAATCGCCGCCGCAAACCGTACGACCGCACCTTGCACAAAATCCGACTCTTTCTGGCAAAGTTCGCCGACCGCGAGACGAAGAACGCCCGACCGAAGCGGCGACGGCGAGCCTCTGCCGAAACACGCATCACGTCATGACGGCGCACAGAACGACACTGGTTGAGGTCCTCACGCTGGCGGAAGTCTGCCAGCGGTTGCGGATCTCGAAACGGACGGGCGAGAAGCTCCTCGCGGACGGACGCTTTCCGATCCCGACGCTCCCGACCCTCGGGGTGCGGAAACATCGATTCTCGAGCGCGACGCTCGACGAGTACCTGCGCACGGCGGACACCGCGGATCTCTGAACGGGTAGGTTACGGCAATGGCGGAACGGCACTATGACGGGCCGGGCCTGGGTCCGATGTTGCTCTGGAAGTGCCCACGCTGTGGCACCGACAACACGGGACCGCTCTCAGACGGCTGCACCACCTGCGGGAGCGGAGGCGCGAAACCGCGGCATGTCGGAGTCCAGCCACCACAGCGTGTCCGGATCACGCCCGTCGACGACGATCGCACCGAGGCCTTCGATCGGTGGATGGCGAGTCACCCGCCTGAGTGGGGCAAGCTGCGTCAGTTCCTGAGCGAGGCATGGATGGCGGCGTGGGCTGAAGCACAGCGGGCTGTGGAGCAGAGGCCCGCCGCGAGCGAGGCACGCGTGGTGATCGTCCCGCACGCCGTGCTGGTGCGCGTCATTGTCAAGCTCCAGACAGTCACTGACGAGATCGTCGATCGGGACGGCGAGGCGGAGGCGATCCAATCAGAGGCGCTGCTTGCCCTCATCGCGGAACTCCAGGAACTCGCCGAGTGAAAGCACGACACCTATATGTCTGACACGCTGCGTCGTCTCTTTACCGCCACGTTGATCATCGGGATCAGCGGCTCCGGCAAATCATCGCTGCTCGCGACAGCCGCTGAATACCTCTGGGAAGTCCACCAGCGGATTCTCCTGCTCTATTGCTGGGATGGGGGGGCGATCCCCACCATCGTCCAGCGGCGCATGCGACAAGGCCTGATCCGGTTCTGGCGCGCGCGCACGCGCTCCGCGGAAGGCCTCGCGATCGAGACGCTCTACCTGGCGACCAAAGGCTATTGGCCGCGACGGATTAATCCGGAGACTGGCGAGACCGATCCGGCGGTGCAGATGGTCCCCCCGGTCACAACGAAGTACGAACTGTCGTGTCCGACGGGCCATCCTCTCCAGACCGTGCCGACGCCCTCGATGATCGTCCCGACCTACTGCACGGACTGCAAACAGATGATGACGCCGAGCGATCTCCAGGTGAAGGAAACCGTGCTGCGGACGAAAGGCTTCGAACTCGTCGGCGGCGTGGCGTTCGACTCGCTCTCGTCCATGTCTACCGATGTCCTGCACGAGATGGATCGTCAACGCGGCGCAGGCCTGATTGGTGGGGAGAAACCCGCCTTCGGCGGCGTCGTGAAGTCCGGGGCGATGAGTTTCGGGGGCAACAACCGGGCGGACGTCTATTTTGCGCAGACCCGCGCCGATCAACTGGTCCGGAATAGCCTGGCGATTCCCTACCTCGTCGAGGGCCCGATCTTCACGGGCCTGACGATGGAGGCGAGCGAGGAAGGCTTGCCGATCGTCGGGCTGGAACTGCCGGGCCGGGCCGCGACCAATCAAGCGAGCACGTGGTTCGGTAACGTCATGGAAGCGGCCAAAGTGCTCGACACCGAGGGCAAGACGCATTTCGCGTTGTACCTCCGGCCGTTCACCGACGCCCAAAACCGGCGTCATCTGCTCAAAAGCTCCGCTTCGCCCGGCGCCGTCCCCTCCGTCATCATCGATCCACCCGAGGAGGAGAACCGCCCCAACACGAACGTGCATCTCGGCTCCGTCTACAAGCTGCTCGACGAGGATCTGCGCCGCAGCCTCGAAGCCGATCAGCAGGGCGCCACACAGCCCTTGCCGGCTCCGGCCCTCGCGAACTACGGCGAGGCCGTCACGGTCGAGGCTCCACAGCCCGTCGTGCCGCGACCACATTCAATGGGGTATGCCGAGACGCTCGTCAGCGTGAGTCTCCAGACGCCCACCACGCCTGTCGCTCCGGATACGCCGATTCCCCAACCCCGTCGACGGGCGCGCGCCGCCGCCGCTCCGGATGCGACGCCAGTCGCCACCCCGCCAGGGACGGGGGTGTCGGCGCCACCCCCGCCCGGCCCGAAACCTCCGCAACGAGCCCCGGGGGCCTAACTGTCTGCTGAAGAGGAGAGAAGGTTATGCCGAAGTCATTGAACGATCTGCAACTCAAGGACGAGCCCCTCCCAACCGCCGGTCAACCGCTCGACGATCTCCCGAGCTTTGGGAGCGTCGCCCCGCCGCCGCAGCCCGGCGCGTACCGGTTTCGACTCCCCGGGGATCTCACGACGGTCTGGGACGTGCTGACCTTTGCGGCCGCGAATGGGCAACCCGCGAAGGAACGAGTTCAGATGATCCTGGATCAGAACCATCCGCTCCTGATCGTGCAGAGCCCGGGTGGGAAGGAAAACAACAACCCGTTCCAGACGCGGCTGAATAACAACGAGCGCCCGAGGGGACGACAGGGCTCACTCGGCCTGCACTCGGATCTCGACTACGTGATCGCCGCCTTCGACCCCAAACGGAGCAAGCCGAAGAGCAACCGGGAGTACATCGAGGTCATTCGCACCTACGGTGGCAAAGAGTTTGGCGCCGATATTCGCTGGTCCTGGGGCTGCAGCAAAGAGCGCAACATCCGCGTCATGGACAAGGACAAGAACATCGTCGAGGTCGAGAACAAGAAAGGCTGCGGCGAACGGTACTACCAGGAAGACGTCGAGAAGCAGCCGAACGGCGAGTTTCCGCTCCAGATTCAGTGCACGTGTGGGGCGATGCTTCGCGCCTTCGGGAATCTCGACAACATTCGAGCCTGACCATGGCGAAGCGACCACGACGCAACCCGCAGGACACCACCCTGCGGAACGCCCGGGCAGCGAACAAACGACTCGACGCGATCGCCCAGAGCATCGCCGAGCTCGATCAGGTCCTCAGCACACGGCTGACGGACATCAACACCCGGATCGTCGTGCTGGTCGACCTCGTGGAACAGATCGGACAGCACATGCTCGGAGAGAAGAAAGAGGAGGTCAGCGATGGCCCGGCCAATCCGGTGTGACCACTGCGGGAAAGAGGGCGAGCTCGAAGGCACCTATCGGCTCGCGCCGGAGGGGTGGCTCCAACTCCAGCAGGGGAGCAGCACGCGCTCGTATTGGGCTGATTACAATGCGCGCGATCTGTGCTCGCTCGCGTGCGCGATGGGATTCCTTCAGCAGCTTGAGACTCGCACGCCACTCGCCGAGTCCGTCGCCGAGGAGGCCGCCGCGTCCGGTGAAACCCTCGCGAGTGCGTGATGGCTGGCGAGATCCCGCTGATGATCGTCGGCGACGGTCCCCAGGAGCCGACCGGGCTGGGCCGCATCGCGCGGGATCTGGTGGGCCAGATCAGCACGGCCACGCTGCCCGTCAATCTGGTGCAGGTCGGTGGGGGCGTGCCGCCGGTGTGGCCCGCGTGGCGCCACTACCCGCTCGACCGATCCGCCGGCGATTGGGGCGCCTCCTATGTCGAGGCGATGTGGCAGTCGTGTTTCGGGACACAGCCGGGCATCCTCTGGGTGATCTGGGATCCGGGACGCTTCGCAGCCTTCCGCGACATTCGGATCCCGGTCCAGCGCTGGGTCTACCCGGCGATCGACTCGACCAATATCCGCGGATCGATCGGGGGCCCGGCGCGGGCGGCACTCGAGTCGGCGGATCGCGTGATCGCCTACGGACGCTGGGCAGCGGAGATTCTGAAGACGGTGCGGGGGCCGACTGCCTACCTCCCACATGGGATCGTGACCCAGGTCTACGCGGCGCCCCTTGAACCGGAGGAGGTCGACTGGCTGGCGCAGACGCTCGGGCCCTATCACACCGCCGCGCATCACACACTCATCGGCTGCGTCGCGACCAATCAACCACGGAAGGACCTCGGACTCTACTTCCATACGCTCGCCGAGCTCCGCGATCGAGGCGTGAACGTCTATGGGTGGCTCCATATCGATACCCTCGTCAAGGATTGGTCGATCGTACAGCTCGTGGAGGACTTCGGATTGAGCCGGCGCATCACAGTCACCACACCGCCGATGACGGATCGACAGCTCGCCGCCCTCTACCAGATCTGTGACGTCACGATCGCCCCGGGCCTCGGCGAGGGCTTCGGCTACCCGATTGTCGAGAGCCTGGCGTCAGGCACCCCCGTCGTACACGGCGACTTCGGGGGTGGGCTGGAGCTCGTGCCGAAGATCGAGTGGCGGTTCCCTGTGCGCGAGATCCGGCTTGAGTCGGTCTACGCCCTGCGTCGGCCAGTCTTCCGCGCAGACGACGTGGCGAATGCCATCGAGCGCGTGCTGAGCTGGCAGCACTCGATTGGCGAGGGGACCGCCGCGGCCTATTGTCGAGGCGCGGTGGCTCATCTGGATTGGCAGATGCTCTGGCCCCGCTGGGAGGCCTGGATTCGGCGAGGACTCGAAGGACGATGAGATGGCGCAGTCGCACACCGATGCCCGCACCATCCTGGTCGAATTTCCGGATGGGCGGACGGCGATCATCCTGCAGATCCAGATCGACTGTCCGGACTGCGGGACGCACACGTACACGATCGAAGGGCATCATCTCCCCGTAATCAAGCAGATCGTCGATCAGACGATCGCGAGTCACCCGAAGGAAACCCAGAGTCGGATCCAACAGACCGATCGCGTGGACTTTGTCCTGGGTCCTCCAGACGACCCGACGAGGAACTGAGATGGGCTACGAAGCGCGCAGCAATCCCTTGACGGGACAGACAACGGTCCCTCTCGTCGTCCGTGAGCATCGCAACCGGGAGCTCCACGTCGGAGACGAGATCCTCCTGAACGTGCCGGGACCAATCTTCTGGCGCGTCGTCGACATCCGGCCGAACCTCGACCCGAAGCTCCCGCTCGGGCTCGTGCTCGTTGATATCGCGGCGACCGTCACATTTACCTGCGACCGAGGCGCGCGGAACCTCGAATTTATTCTCGTGCGGACTGCGGAGCAGGCGGGCCCGATGCCCCTGCGCCGGCTGACGGAGGACGAGGTGAAGGAGCCATGACGCTCGCGATCGTCACGGCGACGACCGACCTTCGGCGCGCGGCGCTCTGCCTCCGGTCCTGGCAGCACCTGGTGAGTACGCAGATTCCGATCTATCTCATCGCGAATGGGACCGGAGCGTCGTGGGATCCGGCGATTGCGACCGAGCTCCAGATCCCCGCCATGCGCGCCTACGTGTCGGCCGAGTACCTCGGCACCGTCCGAGCCTATCGACAGGGCGTGGAGAAGGCGCTGGCGGACGGGGCTGAGATCATCGCGTGCCTGCACGATGACTTCGAGATTCACCAGCCGGGCTGGGATGTGCTCGTCACCAGGCACTTCGAACGCTATCCCGCGTGTGGGCTGGCGGGATTCGGTGGGGCACTCGGGCTCGGCAGTGATGCGCTCTACTCGACGCCGTATGGTCCGATGCAGCTCGCCCGCGTCGGGTTCCGGAGCAATCTCATTGATGCCGAACGCCACGGGCTGCGATCGCTGCTCCCTGAGCCGGTGGCCTGCCTCGATGGGTTCTCACAGATTGGCCGGCGAGAATTTTGGCTTGGGCAGGGGCTAGCACCAAACCTCCAGAACGCACGAGATCCTGACCGCTATGGTGGACTTCGCCAGTGGGATGCTCCCTGGACCTATCTAGAGAAGCTCGGCGTGATCCACCACGGCTATGACGGCATGCTGGGCTGTCTGGCGAAGCGCTATGGCTGGGAGGTCTGGTACCTCCCGCTCCGGGCGCGCCATCTGGGCGGGCAGACGGCCGTCGGGGACGCCGGCTATCAAGCGTGGGCGAAGACGAAGCATCCCGACGGGGATCAGGGACTCTGGGCAGACGCCCATCGTATTTGGTACGACAACTTTCGAGACGTCCTTCCAATCAGAGTGTGAACGATGGCTGACATAACAAAGACCGGGCGCGTGACGCGCATCATCACGGATCGCGGGTTCGCCTTCCTCCGTTGCGATGGCGAACGGGGTGACTACTTCCTCCATCACAGCGAGCTGCAGGGGCGGAGTTTCCAGGATCTTGAGGAAGGGGACGTCGTCACCTTCGTCCCGCAGGATCAGAACGACAGGGGCCCGCGGGCGAGCCATGCGCAGTGGATCGGGCGATGACTGAAGAGGGGCCGTTCCTCGCCTATCTCAGTGGGACCTTCAAAGTGGAGGTGTACCACCACGACATCCCTGGTGTGGGGCGCATCACCTGGGACATTGGTCGAGCGAAACGACAGCTCGACGCAGGCCATATCGTCCAACCCGCACCAGCGCCAATCGATCCAGCCGTGATGCAGCATATCGCGGATCACAACGAGTACGACGACGCGGTTGTGGCGTCGGCCAACCCGAAGGAATGGGGCATCGCGGCACCGATCCTCTGGCAGGGCGCGATCCAGTACGTCCTGATCGACGGCACGCATCGCTGTATCAAGGCGCTCCGCGAGGGGAAGCCGTTCTATGCCTATCTCCTGACTGACGAGGCGGCGCGCGCCTGTCTACTCGCCGCGCCGGAGGGAGTCGTGCCATGAAAGCCTCTGAACTCGCCACACTCCTGCAACGTGTGCCTGGGGAGGCCGAGGTCCGCCTGCGCTTCGGGGGACCGGACAAGCCCTCGATCCCGCTCGCCGAGGCCGTGCTCGTCTTCCCGACGACCCCCATCACCATCGATCCCAAGGCCTCCTTCGCCGAGCAGGCGGCGGCGCACGTGCAACTCGTCTTTACGAGCGTCACGCCCGAGCCTTTCGAGATGCACCGGATTCTTGCGGGGGAGCATCCGTGACCGTCCTCTGCACCATGCCGGGCCGGTTCGGGGACATCCTCTGGTCGCTCCCGACGGTGCGCGCCATCGCGAAGACGATCGGGCGTGAGGCGGTCGATCTGGCGATCAGTGCGAAGTATGGATCGATCGCGCCCCTGATCCGCCAGCAGCCCTACATCGGCCACGTGCATGTCCTCGCCGACTGGCAGGTCCAGGAGACGGCCCCGATGACACCGTGGCAGGCTCCTGTTGATCCGAGTGCCTACGATCGCGTGATCCATCTCGGCTATCAGCGCTGGCCGATGAATGCGCTACCGCTAGAGCATTACTTCAATGCCGTCTCGCAGTGGGGCCGCGAGCTGGCGCCGATCGATCTCAAGACGCCGTGGATAGATGCTCCACTGGGGCCCTTGCACGTCCCGGCGCGGTGTGTGGTCGGCTTCACCGATGAGTGGTTCGAACTCAAGTACGGGATCTGGGAACTCCTCCGCCAAGATCCGATCGCTGACCAAGCAGGCGCCGGCTGGCTCTCGATCTCCGGGATCCCCGGCTCTCGCTGGCGGACGGAGGGCGGACACGTTTCAGATCTCGGCTGGATCGGCGCAGCCGAAGCGATCGGCGGGGCCCACGTCTTCCTCGGCTGTTGCTCCGCCCTGCATGTCCTCGCGTGTGCGATGGGCACGCCGGCGATCATCGTCGAGCCGAGCGAGGCGCGCTGGCATCCGATCTTCTGGCCCTTCGGGATGGACGGCCCGCGAGTGACCTGCGTGAAGGGCAACGACGGCAAGCCGACCTTCGATGCGCGGCATGTGCGCGACGCGATCAAGCAGGCCATCCACCGGGGGAACTATGCGCCTCGTTAACTACGGCGCCGGCGAGATTACGGATCGGCTGACGATCCTCGCTCTGAAGATTCTTTTCGGAAAAGAGCGGAGTCGGGAGGTCAAGCATTTCATCGACGAACGCAACGCCCTCCTGGTCAAGCTCGGGAGCCGTGCGCTGAGCGGCACGTGGCTCGAGACTGCCATTGAGTTAGCCGCCGTCAACGGCGCGCTGTGGCATGCCGAAGACGACTTGCGCGAGATTCGTGCTCATGACCCGAACGACGGGCTGATGGAAGAGGCGGGCCGGATTGGCTGCCGCATCCAAGACCTGAACGATCACCGGATGCGTCTGGTGCAGCGTATCAATATCGACGTCGGGGAACACCGTGGAGAGGAGAAAGCCCATGAGCCGTCGCCGGCGTCCAAGCCCCCTACCCCTCGACCCGCAGACGATCGCACGAATCTGCGTGCAGTGTCCGACTGAGGAGATCCCTCTCCCGGACCAACCTGACGGGCAACCGACCGTAGAACTCTATCCAGGGGCGACCCCTGAGATGGGATGGATCATCGATGGCCAAGAGGAAAGCCGCCGACGAGACTGCAGAACCAGCATCGGAGCCGACGACGCCGGCAGCCGAGACGAGTATCAGCTTCACCGCTGATGAGTGGGCCCTCATCGAGGGAGCCTTACTCGGATCACGTGCCTTCGGCGCACTGGCGACCGAAGACCAAGCGGCGCTGCTCCAGAAAGTGCGAGACGCGAAGGCGAACGCATGATCAACGTCCTGCTGGTCACCACGTGGGATCAGCCCTGCGGGATCGCGGAGCACTCCGCCTATCTGAAAGAGGCGGTCGAAGCCGACGGGGGTGATATCCGAATTATCCCTCAGGAGCATCTCGATCCCACCATGCCCCCCGCTGACTTTGAGAGCCCCCACGATCCGGTAGGGAACCCACGACTCGACGTCCTGCACCTGAACTACCAAGCAGCCTTGCTCTCGCGTTGGTCACCAGACTGGGTCCAGCACTACCAGAAGCGGGGTGTCAAGGTCGTGATCACCTATCACGACACCGGGGTCCCGAACTCGTATTTGTCCAGATTACTCTTCGAGGTCGCTGACGCGTTCGTGATTCACGAGCCAGCAGATGATCTGCGGAGTAGCCTCACGCGGCCAGCACCCTACTACTGGCGGATGGGTGTGCCGGGGCCCCGTAACCCGTATCTCTTCGGGGCGGGACGAGGCTCGCCAGAAGTGTGCTTCAAAGGATGGGAGCAGCAACCGGTGCTTGGTACCGTCGGATTCCCGTTCCCCTGGAAGAACTATGACCAACTCGCGCGGGTGACACGAGCGTGCGGGTGGGCACTCCTGCTGATCGCGCCGCACGCGACGCCGGAGCAAGTCGACCAGTGGCGGACCCTGAACCCGGATAGCTGGGTGCGGACCGATTTCACCCACCGCACACTTGTCGGGCATCTGCTCGCCGGCTGCGATGCGACGGCCTTCTGCTACGTCTGCCACAACACTGGACAATCCGGCGCCATCCTCCAAGGCATCGGCGCGCGGAAGCCGGTCATTGCCCTGAAAACCTGCCGGCAGTTCCGAGCCCTCTACGACGACCCCCTCGGGCAGGCGACGATTCGCTGGGCGGAAACCTTCGAGGATGTCGCCGACTATCTCCGTGAGATGCCGATCCAACGAATAGACCCTGGGATCGTGGCGCTCGCGGAGCAGGAGAGTTGGGCGAGAGTCGGGAAGCGTTACGCGGATCTCTATCGGCGGCTGGTGCAGGCGTGAGCGTCCAACTCGGACAGCCTATGATTGTGCGCCTGCGTCTCCCGACTGGGTGGACGGAGGCAATCGTGGAACTGGTGTACGCGGGATACCTGGTGCACTCCTGTTGGGAAAGCCAAGGCGAACTTCGCGCGTATGTGATTCGACCGGCGGATAAGAGCCTTCCAAACGGCTGGCAGGAGCTCTGATGTCTATAGATGACTTCGCCATCGATACGAAAGGGCGGCCTCTCCCGTACTCAAGTGCGGAGATCCGTGCGATCGTCCGGCGTGCCGTTGACGAGGGCACGCTCGTCGCGGCGCTACTACGAATGCCCTCCGGTGACTTAGCCTTCCAAGTCTTCGGACCGCCGTCGCAGGAATTACTCGACACACTTGAGAGTGTCACCACAGCCTATCGTCGACTGTTGGAGGGGCATTGAATGCTCGCGCTCTCAAAGGTCCTCAATCCGACTGACTTCGATCAGCTCACGGAGGAGCTGCGGATCGTCGATCAGCACTTCGCCTCGGCGCGAGAACAGCACCCGATGCGGCGGTGGGAGTATGCGATGGCTCTCCGAGCAGTCCGCTACTGGATGGATCACGGCAACTATGCTCATTCGGCTGGCGTGGCTGACATTGGTGGCGCGGGAAGTCCATTCTCAGAGATGCTTGATCAAACTACGGCCTGCTCAGTCAGAGTAATCGATCCCATCGTGAATATGAGCCTCGCTCAGTACCTGCAGCAGGCACCACATCTCGCGTGTATCGTGACCTGTCTCTCCGTCCTCGAGCACGTCGAGGATCTCGACCAGTTTCTGTACCACCTAAACTGCCTCGTCGCCCCTGGGGGGCTGCTCTTTCTCACCATGGACTGCTGGGATCAGAATGGTCCCGACACAGCTCACTTTCACTGGATGCGGAAACGGATCTTCTCCCTCGACGACTGGCGAGACCTCGCGCATGCTCGTCATCGGTTTGAAGATGTCGGCCCGCAGCATCCGTTAGATGATTTCAGCCTCCTCGGGGAGGCCGAAGACTGGACCTATCACGGCAACCAGGTCTACGACTATACGTTTGCCTCTCTCGCGCTGGTGAAACGCTCATGACGACGATCCACGACAAAGTCGAGTACGTCCTTCGACAAGGACAAACGAGGAGCCACACATGCCATTGGCCAAACTGCCCAACTCAGGTACCCCCGGCGATGTGGGGCTGCCGAGCCCACTGGTACCAGTTGCCACGGTCGATACGCCAGCGGATCTGGAGCGCTTACCAACCGGGCCAGGAGGTCTCGGGACACCCGAGTCGAGCGTACGTCGAGGCGGCGCGCGAGGCCCAGCAGTGGATTCGGGATCACGAACAGTCAAAGGGATCACTGTAATTAAGAAAGGCTGGCCAGCCCTGAAAGATCGCATCTGGGAAGGGAAGCTATGAAGGTCATCTCCGGCGGGCAGAGCGGCGCGGATCAGACGGGGATCCGTGTCGCTCGTGAGCTGGGCTATGAGACGGGCGGCACCGCGCCACTCGGCTGGCGTACCGAGTACGGCCCCGCCCCCTGGCTCGCCGACTATGGCCTCATCGAGGATGACAGTGAACACTATCAGGGGCGGACAGATAAGAACGTGCAGGCGGCTGATGGCACGGTCCTGTTTGGCGACGTGGACTCCTCGGGGAGTCGACGCACTCGGTACACCTGCATCCGCTACAACAAGCCGTACACGGTGAACCCGTCCGTCGAGGCCCTGATCGGCTTCATCATCCTCCACCAGATCACCATCCTGAACGTCGCGGGCAACCGAGAGTCGGTCAATCCCGAGATTGTCGCGCAGGTTCGAGCCGTCCTGGCTCCCGCGCTGGAGGCCCTCCGTGACTACGCCCGAACCCTATCAGTCGCGTGAGTGTCGCGCCTGCGGTGCGGCTCTGGAGCCCTTCCTCGATCTGGGTAAACCGGTGCTCTCAGACTTCCTGCAGCCCGGAGCGGAGCCTCCCCTGCGAGCCCCGCTCGTGCTCTGTGTCTGTACCCAGTGTCGACTGGTGCAGCTTCAGCACACGGTCGATCCAGACCTCTTATTCCGGAAGTACTGGTACCGGTCACGGATCAACGAAACGATGTGTGCCGAACTGAAAGACATCGTCGAGCAGGCGCGTGCCCGCGTCGATCTCCAGGCAGGGGATCACGTGATGGACATCGGGGCGAACGACGGGACGCTGCTCGCCAACTATCCGCTCGGGATCAATCGGGTCGCCTTCGAGCCGGCGGAGAACCTCTATCAGGAGCTCTATCCGCATGCCGAGCTGATCGTGCGCGATTACTTCCCGGTCGGCGCGCGCTGGCTCAACTCGCAGCGGGCGCGGGTCAAGATCATCACCTCGATCGCCTGTTTCTATGACGCGGACGACCCCCGGGCGTTCGTCGACGCGATCCGCGACTTCCTGCATCCGGACGGGATCTGGATCGTGCAGTTCCAGGACTGGGATCAGATGCAGAAGATCGCGGCCTTCGACAACATCTGCCACGAGCATCTGGTCTACTACACGCTCGCCAGCTTTCAGCGGCTGATCGAACCATTGGGACTGGTCGTGGTTGACGCCGAGGAGCGCCCGATCAACGGGGGCAGCTATCGCCTCTACATCCGCCACAAGGGGGCGGAGGTCGACGGCCGACGTATCTCGCTCTTGCACATCCGAGAGAGGAACGCCGAAGATTGGCAGACCTTCCCGCGCTTCGCTTACCGCGCCGGCGAAGTACGCCGGCAGATTCGCGCGATCGTCAGCCGCTACGGTGTGCTGCACGGCAAGACGATCGACGTCTACGGGGCGTCGACCAAATTCAATACGTTGGCGCAGTGGTGTGACGTCACTGGGGACGTTATCCGGTATGCCTGGGAGCGAGACCAAGCGAAGTGGGGCCTGCAGACCGTCACGAAGATTCCGATCATCGACGAGACGATTGGACGAGATGAACCCCCAGCGGCGCTGCTGGTGGGGATCTGGCAGTTTCGTGATGCCATCCTACGACGGGAAGCGGAGTATCTCCGGCGGGGCGGGTCGATGATCTTCCCACTCCCAAAGGTCGAGATCGTCAGCGAGCGGGCGGTAACAACGTGAGAGACCACGATCGCCGTGTAATCCATTCGAGCGAGGAGTCTAACTGGCGGACGCCCCAGGACTGCTATAACAAGCTCGACGACGAGGCGCGCTTCGTGGTCGACCTCGCCGCGGATCTTGACAATGCCCTCGTCTCGCGCGATGGGGAGAGCTACACGTTCCTCGGGCCGGGGAGTGTGATCAGCGAGGACGCCTTCGCCGTCAAGTGGTCGAGCAAGTTCGGCCGGGGGCCCGGCTTTTTGAATCCACCCTTTAGCAAGAAGCTGGCGAATGCGTATCGGACGGGGCGGATCGAGATCGACGGCACGTGGGTCGAGCACGAGAAGAACGAGACCAAGGCTCGCTGGTACGAGGTCGAGAGCTGGGCGGAGAAGTGCTGGCAGGAAAGCCGGCAGGGCTTCACCACCTACGCCATCCTCCCGTATGCCCCACAGACCGAATGGTTTCGCGCGTACGTCCAGGGACACGAGATCCGTGGGCAGCAAGCGAACGGAAAGCTCGTTGTCAACGATCTGGGATGGGCCGGGCACGCCGCGATGGAAGAGCGCCGACTGCCGCACCGGATCTCGTTCCTCCGGCCGGACGGCTCAGCGGCGGCGAACGCCGGCGTCAACTCGTGCGTGATCGTCTGGAAACCGAACCCAGGCTATGTGGGACCGTGGCAGCCAGCGGTTCGCTACTGGAGTTACCGATGACCGACGAGGAGACCCTGCTGACTCTCCCGTACGGCACCTTCTGGACGCGGGCGGCCGACTACATGAACGCGGACATCCAACGAGACGGCTTCTGGGACCTCAACCTCAAGCCAGTCCTCGACGCGGTCCCTGTGGGATCACACGTGATCGATGTCGGGGCGCACGTCGGGCTCTACGCGGGGTATCTTGCGGCTCGGGGGTGCTTGGTGGAGGCGGTCGAGGCGAATCCGGCCTACCAGCCTCTGCTCGAACGGAACGTCCACGCGAATGACTGGGGCCACCGTGTGCACGTCAGGCCGACCTTCTGTTATAGCCGAGACATCAATCTCTACGAAGTGCGTGAGCATCCGACGCGTGCCTCGAACACGTGGCTCCCTGCGAGGAAGGCGCATGTACGCCCGCGTAGGCAGGGCGCGCTCGCCCGCCCGTTAGATGCGTGGGGGTGGGCGTGGGCGGCTCCAGTCCATGTCCTGAAGGTCGATACCCAGGGCGCCGATCTCCACGTCCTCCTCGGGGCGGAGAAAATCATCCAACGCGATCACCCCGATATTCTGATCGAGTACGAAGCCGATCTCCTCAGTCGGCACGGACACAGTGCGGAGGACTACCGACGCTGGCGAGTGCGACACGGGTACGACGAGGAGACGATCAACGGGGGCAATCAGTATTGGCGATGGAGCGGCCGATGAACTGGAAACGGTTACTCTGTTGGTTGCGCCTCGGACACTCGCCCGTTCTGATCATCGGATCGCACACGCTGCAATGTCAGCGATGTGGGCACACCTGGACGGACTGAGATGATTCTCCGTCGCGGCGTCATTCTCGCGTGTATCAGTCTCGGGCTCACGCTCGGGACGACGGGCGTCTGGTACCTAACGAACAATCTCGGGACCACGCTCGTCGCGAGCGGGGTCGGGTGGATCTTCTGGGCAGGAGTGTACGCATGGCTGACAAAACCTCGATCCCTCTCATAACCACCACGGACCGAAAGACGTATCTCGGGGATGGCGTCTACGCAGCCGTCAACCGCACACGAGGCTGCATCGAGCTCACAACCGAGAATGGCATCGAGGTGACCAACGTGATCTATCTCGAGATCGAGACGATGACCGCCTTCCTCATGTGGTTCGATCGGCTGATGGCCGACGTCGACCGGAGGCCCTCATGACGACGATTGAGCCCGTCTGGGCCATCATGCCGGTCCTCGCCGGCCCAGAGATGACTGAAGCGGTCGTCGACGATCTGCTCGATCAGACCGTTCCCACACGCATCCTGATCGTCAATCAGGGCGTCCCGTCGGACTTCCGCGTGCGACTCGAACGGCTCGCGGAGCTGTATCCGGAGGTGCTGCTCTGGTCGCACGACCCGCCGCTGCCGAGTCTGGCGGCGACCTGGAACCGCGCGCTCGACTTCGTCTGGGAGCAGGCGCTCGGGGAGATGGACACCTGGAAGGCGCTCGTCGTCAACAACGACGTCCGGCTGCATCGAGAGACGATGCACGTCCTATGTACTGTACTAGCTAGTACTGAGAGTCTGTTTGTCTCAGCGTTGGGTGTGAACAGGGATGGCTGGTACCCCGATCCTGGCGACGTCAGTGATCAGCTCGCCGCTCAGTGGTTGCGCGCCCCCATTGAGATGAACTCCGTAGGGCATGGGGGGCCGGACTTCTCGTGCTTTCTGATCTCGTATGCCTGCCATGTGCGGTTCCGGTTCGATGAGCACTTCACGCCGGCCTTTTGCGAAGACCTGGACTATCACCGGCGACTGATGTTGGCGGGGGAGGCGGATCGGATCTTCGGGATCAATTGGCCGTACCTCCATCTGGCGTCCCAGACGCTCGCGCAGATCGATCCGCGCAAGGCGGAGGCGATCAGGGCAGGGATCGAGCGGGGCGCGCGGGCGTACTACCAGCGGAAGTGGGGTGGGCCGGTGAATCAGGAGACCTTCTGGACACCCTTCAACGACCGCACCTACGCGAGCGATTTCGATCAGCTCGCGACGCTCACCGAGCCGACGACGCCGGCGCTGCAGGACTACTTCCGGAAGCAGCGAGAGGAGCGCCCGACGATCATCACGATGCCCGACATCGTCGAGGCCTGTCGGCCCGCGCTCGACAAGATCGCGGAGATCTTCGAGGGCGAGTCATGATCGAGATCGCTGGCGACCTCTGGATCGAAGCGCAGGACGCCGACGCCCTCTGCATTACGACCAACGGGACGATCTCCATCAGTGGGCGGGGCGTGATGGGACGAGGCGTCGCCCGACAGGCGAAAGAACGCTATCCGACCATCGAGGTGACGCTCGGGGAGCTCCTGCGCGTACGCGGCAACGTCGTGCAGCTCCTCCTCGAGGATCCGACCCTCTGTCCGCTCTACGCGTTCCCCGTGAAACACAACTGGTGGGAGACGGCCGATCTCGAGCTGATCCACCGGAGCGCGTGTCAACTCGTCGGTGAGACGACGGTGCGCAACTTCCGCCGGGTGCTCCTGCCGCGCGCAGGCTGCGGGAATGGGAAGCTGCTCTGGAGTGAGGTGCGGAGCATTCTGGAGCCGATCCTCGATGACCGGTTTGTGATTGTCGAGAGGGACCTATGACGCTGATTAGAGTGCAGGCTCGAGAGGGGGAGACCCTCGTCAATATTGACCACATCGCGACGATTCAGCCGGACCCCGACGGGATCACAGCGTCAGGGACGATCTTTCTCGTCGGAGGCGGGTACGTCACGCTCCGAGCCGAGGGCGATGAGTGTGCACGGGTGCTCCACCGACTCTCAGTCACCTCGTCGAAGGTGGAGATCTTATGAAGAACGAGCACATTGTCTGGGCCTATGGGGAGCGCGACGACGGGCAAGGACAGGTGCTGATCGTGGGGCTCACCGACGACGGGCTCGCCTATCTCAAGGCGGGTGTCGGGGCTGAGAAGAAGACCCTGCTCGTGAACCCGCCGGGGGCTGGCTTCGCCAATCTGACGCAGGTCGTGATCTTTCATGAGAAAGATAAGGCGACCCTGAAGCAGCGCTTCAAAGAGGCCGGCGTGCTGGTGAGTGAGGTCAACTGATGCCCGACGGAGTCTGAAGGAAACTTCGGAAAGTCTGAAGGAAACTTTTCTATGTCTGACGGAAGCTGGATCGGGGTCGATCTCGACGGGGTGCTCGCCGAATGGATCGAGCAGCCCACCGATCACACCACGGGAAATGACGCGGTCCTGGGCATCGGCCCACCGATCCCCACGATGGTCGAGCGCGTCAAGGCCTGGCTCGCTGAGGGGAAGCGCGTCCGCATCATGACGGCGCGCGTGGCGGCCTGCGGGGCGCGGTCGAGTGTGGCGACCGATGATCGGGCGTTCGCGGCGAATCAGCGCGCCCTCATTGCGGAGTGGTGTCTGAAGGTCTTCGGCCAGATCCTGCCCGTCACGGCGACGAAGGACTGGCAGATGGTCGCCTTCTATGACGATCGGTGCGTGCAGATGGTGACGAACACCGGGGAGAGCCTCCAGGAGCAGGTCGCCACGCTCACTCAAGAACTGGAGCGTCTGAAAGCCTACGAACATCTCGCGATCAAGTATCACGATCAGAACGCCATGCTCACCGAGGCGCTGGAGAAAGCGCAGTCATTCAACGTGCGGAAGTTTATTTCCGATTGGTCGTGGGGTTCGAGCCACGGGCCGACACTGTTTCACGGCGAGTATCACGAGCAGAAACAGGCGCTGGAGAGATTCGGACAGGCGCTTGTCGAGGCCGCCCTCGCCGCCGTCCGTGGAGAGCGAATCTCCATGTGTTACCCAGACCCATGCCATCCAGGCTTCATGATTCATGTGATGCGCGACGACGAGCGATGTGCCTGCGGCGCGTTGCCGGAACCGCCAAGGGGATCGAGTTCCTCAGAGGCGTGACCACCGTCGTCAATGTCCGGAGCACGCTCTACGATGTGTATATCGGCCGGCCGTCGAAGTGGGGCAACCCCTTCGCGATTGGCGGCAGCTACGGACCGAGGGGGCGACTCACGCGCGCGAAGGCGATCGAACTGTACAGACAGTACTGGTACTCCGACGGATGTGCGGAGCTCAGAGCCCAGGCGCGCGCCGAGCTCAAAGACAAGGTCCTCGGCTGCTGGTGTAAGCCGAAGGACTGCCATGGGGATGTGATCGCGGAGTATCTGAATGGCCAAGGGCCTCCCGATCCCCCATCCCAGTCACCGCTATAATTCCACGGTGAGTCCGCGATATTGCATGGACTGCGGGGCGCGCTGGGACAAAGTCGAGAAGCGGAACCCGAAGACGGGGATCTATAACATCACGGAGCCCTGCCCTGCGGAGTGGTCTGGGAAACCTAGATTGAAATATGCCCGCCCTCCCGAGACCGAGCGCCTGCCGTAGCTGCACGCTCGACCGTCAGGCTGAGGGCTTCGCGCCCGCGGACGGTCCGCCCCAGGCATGGCTGTTAGGGGTGGGCGAGGCCCTCGGGAAAGTCGAAGCCCTCACTGGGCGGCCGTTCATGGGTGATGCGGGCGGGATGCTCCAACGACTGCTCAACCTACTGGGGTGGTCGCGGGACAGCATTCGCCTGCATAACGTGGCCTCATGTCGGCCGCCCGGTGATTGGTTCGATGAGCGGGCGCCCTGGTACCACGCCGCGATGGCGTGTCCCTATCTCGAGCCCACCCTCGACGAGAAGCATAAAGTCGTGGTCACCTTCGGCGGGAATGCGCTGAAGCGGGTCATGAATCTGGTCGGGTACAAGAAGATCCGCGTCCACGACTTTCACGGCGCGATCCTGCGAGAGCCGAAAGACCGCTTCTGGGTCGTTCCCACCTTCCACCCGAGCTTTTTACAACGTGGGGCGCACAACCTGATCGGCACGGTCCTGTGGGATCTCCGACAAGCGGAGGAGGCACGCGATCATGGCAAACCGGCTGACACAGGTTCTCTGGTCGTGGATCCGCCATTGGACTGGTTCCACGCCTGGGTCGACCAAGCCGTTGCGGCTCGTCAGCAGGACCCGTGGGCCTATCCCCTCACCAACGACGTCGAGACTCCGGATAAGGCGGGTGGCAAAGACGAGGGGGAAATAACCAACGAAGATCGCAGCTATCAGATCCTGCGCCAGAACTGGTCGATCAACACGGACGAAGGCGGGACGGTGCCCCATGCAGGGCCCTACATCGACGAGCTCCGCCGGCTCTATCAGTCGCCGGGACCGATCTGGATGTGGAACAAGGAGTATGACTTCCCCCGCCAAGTCGCCGCCGGCATTCTGAAAGAAGAGGACTTCGGGCGCGTCATCGACCTGATGTGGCTCTGGCACTACCTGCACTCGGACTCACCTCGCGGGCTCGGCTTCGTCGCCCCCTTCTATTCCAGCTATGGGCCCTGGAAGCATCTCGCCGACCTCGAGCCGGCGAAGTATGGGGCGATCGATGGCCTCCAGAATCACCGCTGTGGGTTCGGCGTCTATCGCGATCTCATCGCGATGCGGATGTTCGACAACGCGATGCGCCATGTGCACAAGCTGCACACGGTCGCGCTCCGGCCCGCGCAGCTCGTCGGGGTCAAGGTCGATCGCACCCGACTCCAACTGTTCAAGGCTGACCTGATCCAGAAGCTGAAGGATCGGTCCGCCATCATGCAGACGCTCTATCCGGAGGCCCTCGCGCCGCTCACGCCGAAGGGTGGACTCGCGGCCCCCCCGCTGCCGAACGTCCTGCACGTCAAAGCCACCGCCTTTACCAGAAAGGGCAAGCCCCGCGCCGGCCGGCCCCCGTCTGACATCAAACTCGATCTCTATAAGCAAGCGCGGGTCGTCGAGAAGCTGGTCCTCAAAGAAGTCCTGGTGTGTAAAGCCTGCGGGGAGAAGGACGTCCACCGCAAGCACCGGTGCAAAGTCGCCGTCGTCGGGAAGGACGGGGTGACGCGCTGGAAGCCGTCGGATCAGCCAGCCGACATCACGGTGCAGGTCGCCACCGTCACCCGCTGGTACTGGCAGGAGCCCTTCAACCCGGATAGCTGGCAGCAGGTGCTCGCCTATATCAAGCACAAGAAGCACCAGCCAGGCCGGGCTAAGAAGACGCACAAGGAATCGACCGATCGCGAGACGCTCGAACGGCTCGAGAAGCAGACCAAAGATCCGTTCTACACGGCGCTGCTCGATCACCGGGCGATCAACAAAGTGGAGGGGACCTATGTAGAAGGCACAGAACGACGCCTCGACAGCGACGATCGGGTCCATCCAGTTCCGACGTTTAAACCGTCGATGGGGAGGAAAAGCTATGTAGACCCGAATATCACCAACGTGGTGGCCGACAAGGGAGTCGCCAAGGGAGGCCGGCATGCGCTCGCGGCCGGCTTCCGGAAGTGCATCGTCGCCTCCCCTGGCTGTCGGCTCCTCGAAGTGGACTTCCGCGCGATCGAGGCGATCAAGGTTGGGCATCGCGCGCAGGATCCCGACTATATGCGCCTGGCGAAGCTGGGCGTGCACTCGGGGATGCTCTCCTACGTGCTCGGGACTCCCTTCGACCGGACCTGGCTCTACGATCGCCCCGACGACCTCCGGCAGCTCTTCGCGGAATACAAAAAGAAGCACGTCTTCCTCTACGACCAGACGAAGCACTACGTCCACGCGAAGAACTACGGGCTGACCCTCATGGGGATGCTGCTCCAGTACCCGACGCTCTTCCCCAATCTCGCGACGGCGCAGAAGTTCGAACGGCTCTTTCACGAGATGGCGCCGAAGGTCACGGCGTGGCAGCGTCAGACGCAGGAACGCGCGCACCGCGATAAATACCTCGGGGGGCCCGGCGACCACCCCTACGGGACGAAGCTGGAGCTCTGGTCTGTCTTTACCTTCAAGCGGCTGACCGCTGCGCAGTACTACCGGCTGATCGCCCGCTACCAGAAGGCGGGGCTGGAACCGCCGATCACGATCATCAACGGGGAGTACTTCAAGGTCGGGCCTGGGGAGGACGCCAAGCGGGCGCTCGCCTTTTATCCGCAATCGATCGGCGCCGGCGATCTCGACGCCGTCAATCTCGAGCTCTTCGATCCGGACAGCCCGTACTACATCGGCGATGCCTACTATGGTCGCACGCCCCTGCGTGCCCCGATCCATGACTCCGATCTGTTTGAGATTCCCCATCGCGTCTGGGATCGGGTACTCGAACGCATTTGTCTGGTGATGCAGCGCCCGCTCCTGAATCAGCCGATGCCGCTCGACTGGGGGCTGGGTCCGTTCCTCTCCAATGAGATTAGTGCGAAAGTCGGCGACGATTGGCAGGACATGGAAGATCTCCAGGTACCCGGCTTCAGTTCGCTCGATCCGAGCCTCTGGACGGCGGCCGAAGAGGAAGACGAGGAGGATGGATCGATGCTGAGGAGGAGCGCATGATCGAGATCCCGATGAGTCAGACGGCGGATACACGCACGTGCGATTTCAAGAACGTCACGAAGGCGACGCTCATGACAAGCTCACTGCAGCATATCGAAGACGTGCGGGCGGCTTTGAAGTTCTTCGGGGCGCTCCTCCAGCGAGCGGCGTTCGTGCATGACTTCGACAAGGTCGAGGACGTCGATAGCTTCCACGCTGATTTCCTGACCGGCTTTGAGAAACATGACTGGTGGGACCGGCACCGCAAGCTGAATCGGCATCACCTGACGGAGGCGGATGGCATCCCCGAGGATGTGAATCTGATCGACGTGCTCGATTACATCGCGGATTGCGTGATGGCGGGCATGGCGCGGTCCGGGAGCGTCTATCCGCTCTACCTGCCGTCCGAACTCCTGGAGCGAGCGTTTCAGAACACGGTGGAGCTGCTCAAGCGCGAAGTCGTTGTCCGTCCCACCGATCAGCCGAGGGTTCCGAGCGGATCAGCAATGCGCAATCAGGGTCCTGGCGGCGGCGCCTGAGCCACGCGCGAGGGCGCCCTTGGTAGCGGGGGCGAGGCGGGCGTCGTCTTCGGATGCGCGACGACCGACGGCTCAATCAACCCGCTGACATCGAGGGACCGCAGCAGATCTGAGACGGCCATCCCCAGATGCGGACTCGTCATCGCCCCAACGAGAAGCTGCGTGTTCTGACGAGAGTAGGCCGCCCAGCGCACCAGCTCCGCACTCCGCGGTCCATAGAGCAGGCGCGCGATCAGGCCGAGGCGCCACGGAACCAGGCCCCCGATCGGCGGTGACGCCCCGAGCCGCGAATAGAACAGCTCTTTCTGTTCAGATTCGATCGGGGCGAGACTGACGTCGCGGGCGACCTGGGTGCCGGCGAGCTCCTCTCGGCGCAGCGCGACATTGGCTCGCCCGGTGGTGGTAGCTTGCCGAGCGCCCGCGGCCTGTGCGCCTTTCGCCGCCTCCACACCCTGCTGCGCCTCCATCGTCGCGGCTCGTACCGCGCCCCGCACGCCGCGGATAGCTCGCGCCCCCTCCCGCCGGGCCGTCGCGACACCGGAGGCCGCCGCCTCTTTGGCCGCCTCGATGAGCGCATCGCCCGACTCGGTCGCGTGGTGGAAGGCGCGATCGATCTGGATCAGGTTCTCTTTGATCTGGGCCCCGACCCCATCGCCGAAGATCACCTGGTCGAAGTCGGGATCGAGTTTGCCGATCATCGCCTCGAGGGTCCCGAGCTTCGCCGGCTTGATCAGCTTCTCGTAGGTCCAGGCGGA